ATGATAAGCTACAAAGAATTCAAGCGATATTACGACGGCGGCGATTACGAACCCGAATTCTACATGTTGTTCGCGGATCGTCAGGCGGAGTACATGATTATCAAGTACGCTGACGGGCCCACGTTCCAGTGCTGCGGCGCAACGGACGGCAGCGGCGAATGCAAATATCATTCTCTTGATGCACTCTACGGAGCCGACACGATCGATGGCATCAACCTGAAAAGAGATTGGGACAAGATCGAAGAAATCTATCCAAATGGCTATGGCACCTTTGAGGAATACTGCTCATACTGGAAGATCCCGATCGGTGAGGAATGACAGATGAAGAGACAAATCCCTCGCAGCCTTTGGTGGTTGCGAGGGATTTTACATCATTAACCCATTACTGACCGGATGGCGTCCAGCGTATGCTTCCGAGATTGATATGCCATAGCGCCACCCCACGTGTGGTAGGTGCCGACAGCGGCATCGCACTCGACAAGGATTGTGTCAGGTGTCGTCGCGTGCTTGAAATCGTAGAAGATACCCTGACCGAGACCATAAAGTACGCCGTACTCCTCACCCCAGCCGTCACGCAAGGAGAAATAGTATCGGCCATCTTCTGTGCGGAACAGCAGTTCGTGGTTGGTAATCTTTCCGCAGCAGACAATGATCACGCCTTTAGGAATGGCATCGAATTCTTCGTGGTCAGCGAGATGGACACCACTGAACGTGGCACCCGGCAGGATGTCTTCGCTCTTCTCACAGATCGAGTAAACATGGTTTTTCCAAACAAGAGATTTTGAGAGCATTTTTCCGTCCTCCAAATAATGAATTACCTATAAGAGGCCGAAAAGATACGCCCATCGTCTCGACAGGCGTACTCCACAAAATCACACCCATCGATCAAGCTTTAGCACCTTACCATCCGGCAGGTTGCTGTGCGGTCAACGGGCTTGTCCCTCGCGCACTCTTAATAGGTTGTTTTTATTATACCAAAATCTCACCGAAAATCAATGGGGTCAGGTAAAATTGAGAAATGGGGTAATGAAATCGTTACCCTACGTCCATGAGCACAGATTATTCGATTATCACAACCGGCACACGGTGCCGCTCGGCATAATCGATCGTGTTTTTAGTTCCTCCCTTTTCGCCGTTGAAGACAGCGATCACACGGGCGGAGCGATCAACCATCCATTCATTGCGGCGCTGGAAGCACCCACGATCATAGCCCGGAGAGATAAATCGAGCGATATCTGCGTCAGCTATGACTGCAGCATAGCGGCTGCGCCACTCTGGAGACCACGCATTCTCAAATCCTTCATATGGACTCGCCGCGATCAGATGGATTGGAGATCCCTCATCCCGGATGCGCAGAACGATCTCGGCAGCCCAGATGTCGACACCTCTGGCCATACCGGTTATAAAAGTTTGAAACCCGTCTGCAACGGCAGCACGGATCTCATGTTCAAGCGCGGAGCAGACCTCCGCCTCGCTCATATGTAGTTTCTCAGGACGATGACCAGTAAAGCAGCACCGGCGTTTTCTGAGATCGGTTTCGGTCGTCAAAGAGAACCACCTCACTTCCTACTAATATTTTACGGTGAAAACGCGCAAAATTCAAGTATAAATATCACCATAACTTGCGCTATCACTTCCACCCATTTGCTCTAACGGGCTCCCCAAGTGTGGTGATAGAATATATACAGGAAGTGAGGTGGTTTTGTGGACATCCGTCAGCGGCTGGTCGAGTTGCAGCAGCAACACGGTTGGTCAGATTACAAAATCGCCAAAGAGGCAGGACTATCGCCGAACACAGTGTCCAACATCTATCGTCGAGGCAATACCCCCAGCATGGTGACATTGGAAGCGCTGTGCAAGGCATTCGGCATAACGATGGCACAGTTCTTTGCGGAGGGTGACATGATTGAGGTTACCCCAGAGCTGCGAGAACTTTTCGATAAATGGACTACACTGACACCGGAACAGAAAACGGCTCTTTGGCAGATCATCAAAACATACGAGAAATAAGGACTGGGCGACGAATGTCGCCCTTCTTTTTTTGCCCTATCGCGTAACGAAATAATTACTCTGAGCCACCGATCAGAACTTTCTGTTTCAAACCCCTTGACGTGACCCTATGCCGTGAGTATAATTAAGTCGTAAATGAGACACAGGTTTCATTTCGGGAGGAATTTCGCATGAGAAGCAAAGACAAGACCCTATTGGCGGCGATCGAGAAGTTCGTGATGGAGTTTACGGACAAGAACGGTCTGTCGCCCACAATGCAGGAAGTCGCGGACGGTGTCGGCGTATCGAAGGCCACAGCGCACAGATACATTACGCAGCTGTGCGATGATGGTATTCTCGATTTCTCTGGCTACCGCACTATGTGCTCCACGAAGACGAAGTCGCAGGTCGTCCGAGTTCCCGTTCTCGGCACCATCGCCTGCGGTATTCCGAAATACGCGGAGGAAAACATCGAGGAATACGTTCGCCTTCCTGTCGCACTGTTCGGTCAAGGCAATTTCTTCATCCTCCGCGCATATGGCGACTCCATGGTCGAAGCGGGCATCGAGGATGGTGATCTCGTCCTGATCCGGCAGCAGAACTACGCTGACGAAGGTCAGATCGTCGTCGCCCTTATGGAAGACGAAGCCACACTCAAAAGATTTTATCCGGAACCAGAGAACCGGCGTGTGCGCCTGCATCCTGAGAACTCTCGCATGGACGATATCTACGTCGACTACTGTGAGATTCAGGGTGTCGCGGTCAAGGTTATCAAGGATCTGGAGTGATCGGAGGAATGCAGATGGAACGTGTGAAATCCCGTATCGATGCGGACGAATGGTATCTGGACGTTGATCCGGAGGATGTGAAGGGCGAAGGCGAAATCGTCGAAACGGCGCATTATTTCGTCGGACAGGCCTACAACGCCCACATTCAGGTCATCGATAAAGAGACCGGATGCATGTGCATGCATATCAGCTGCACGGAAATGCTTCCGAATGAGCGGCTGCAGGCATTTGCCGACCGGCTCGAAAGTGACGGCGGCCCCAGCATCGAGGCGGTGCGGGCGCTATGACACCACCGCCTCACTACTAAGAAAAGCGGAGTGAACCCATCATGGCAAAACAGCGCACATACTTTTGCATAGACATGAAGACCTTTTATGCGTCGGTCGAGTGCGCTGAGCGTGGGCTTAATCCGTTCGAGACAAACCTCGTCGTAGCTGATCTCACACGCGGTAAAAACGCCCTGTGCCTTGCCATTTCACCGAAGATGAAGGCGCAGGGCATAAAAAACCGCTGCAGGCTGTCGGAGATCCCGAATAACGTCAGGTACGAAGTCGCTCCGCCCCGTATGGCTTTGTACATTGAATACGCAGCAGACATCTACTCGCTGTATCTGGACTACTTCGACCCACAGGATATTCACGTTTACAGCATCGACGAAGCGTTTATCGATGTAACCGATTATCTCGGCCCGAATCACATGGATGCGGTGACGTTCGCCAAATTCCTGATGAATGAGATAGCCAACCGCTATCACATCCCCTCCACTGCAGGAATCGGCACGAACCTCTACCTCGCCAAGATCGCGCTGGATATAACGGCCAAGCACGCCAGAGACCACATCGGATATCTGGACGAAGAGAAATACAGGCAAACCTTATGGGATCACCGCCCGATCACGGATTTCTGGATGGTCGCAGGCGGGACAGCACGCAGGCTGGAGCGATACGGTGTGTTCGACATGCGCGGCGTGACCCAGATGGACACTGGCCTCATGTATAAGGTCTTCGGAAAGAACGCGGAACTGCTCATCGACCATGCGTGGGGACGCGAACCGTGCCTGATCTCTGACATCAAGCAATATAAGAGCAAATCGAAATCCGTTTCCTTTTCCCAGATACTTCCCCGCGATTACACATTCGAGGAAGCCCGGACGGTCATGCATGAGATGGCGCTCAACGGAGCAGCCGAGCTCATGAAGCGGAAAGTCATCACCAGTAAGGTCGGCATCTTCGTCGGGTACACACATGATGAGATTGCCCCTACCAAGGGCACCGCCAAGCTGGACGTGACAACCGCCCTCGCTTCTTTCCTCGTGGAGGCGGCGCTGCGAGTGTATGATAAAACCACGGATCGCCACACCAAGATCAGACGTCTCGGCATCGCCTTCGAGGATGTATGCGACGAAGGCTGCGAGGGGTACAACCTCTTTACGAACTTCGATGCCGTCGAGCGGGAGCGCACCGTGCAGCAGACTGTTCTCGACATTCGGCAGCGGTACGGGAAAAACGCGGTGCTCCGTGGCGTTAACTACATGCCAGAGGGCACCCAGCGAGAACGGAACGGTTTCATAGGAGGGCATCGAGCAGGTTATGATGACAAGAGCAGAAAGAGCTAAAATCTTCGCTCCGTTCGATGCAATGAAGGGTCTGCAGGAAGCGCTGCGGGATCGTGAAGAACGACACCTGCGGGTGGAGCGCCATGACATCTCCGATGAGCAGGCAGAACGAAACTCACGGATCCTCATAAAGCTCCGGCGCGGCATAAAGGTTGAAATCGAATGCTACTGCGCTTTTCATGATGTCACCAAACGCGGCAGGATCACGGACGTGGATTGCACGTTCCGATGGCTCAAGTTAGATGGCGAGAAGATATACTTTGACGATATCTACTCAATTACGATTACAGACTTAGGTTGAACGGAGGAACCCAAGATGAAGCAATACGATATTACGTGCCCGATCTGCGGCACTTTGAATAAAGGCCTGTATTTGGACGAAACGGACGGATGGATGATCTGCGAACACTGCCAATCCGAGACAATGGATGGAGAGTACGCGCGGAAGCACACGGTGCGCATTCCGCTTCTCACGATGGGACAGCTGGCGCAGATTCCTGCGCGGGAGGCTGTCTAATGACCGTGCGCTGCACTGGAACCAAGGAGGATGTCGGATGGGAGAATTAGACACACTTTTGTATGCCTGCTGTCCGAAGTGTAGCAAGCCGATCGGCAGATCGAAACGTTGCGACGGCATGGAGCTCAATTGTCCCAAGTGCGGAAGCCCCCTGCGGGTGACCGTCGATCAGGATAAAAAGGTCTTGGTGGAGCTGGTGCAGAAGGTGCCGCCCACCGCAGGAAAACCAAATAAGACGGCTGTTGCGCCATGAGCGTTGAACTCGGACACCACATCGTTATGAGCGCCGCACGTGACAGAAAAGTCTGCAATGGGATTGGAATTGACTGAGATCAATAGGCTTCCGGCAGATAGAAATCCAGAAGGATAATTCTATCTGCCGGTATTTTTGTGCCCGCTACGGTAGGAAAACCCTGCTGTAGCGGGCATTTTTTGTTTTCACGAAAAAACAGCACATTTTTATAAATCAATCTTTTGAACCCGACATTAGGTGTCGTGTTCATCCCCGACAATAAGCACAACGAAGGACGGAAGGAGGTGTGAGCATGCAGAGCGCAATCGAACGCAGGCAGCTTTTGCTGGAAGCGATCAGCGACCGAAGGACGGAGCGAATGGACAATCTTGCTTCTGAATTCGGCGTCAGTCGGCGAACCATTGAGCGCGATATTCAGCTGCTCTCATGTTCATACCCCATTGTCACAGTGCAAGGCGGAGCGGGTGGTGTCCGTGCCATGGACGGATGGTACCTCTCCCGCCGATACCTGCATGACGATCAGGAAGCACTTCTTCGTTCTCTTCTGCCCGGACTGCAGCCGGAGCAGCAGAAAACGATGGAAAGCATCCTCGCCGCCTTCGCAAAACCAAGCGTGAAGGAGACGTCGAATTGAACGCAATAAGAGATGGAAACCACATTCGCGTATACAACGCGTATCTGGCGAAAGAGAGCATTAAAGAGATCGACGGCAGATTTTACGACCCGGACGATAAGGCATGGGTGGTGCCCTACTCCAAAGAGAACGTGGCGCTGCTGGGTCTTCTCGGTGCAGAGCTCGACGATACGCTTTCGCCGGAAATCAAGACGCAGGACACAGGCGACGAAGTGCCGATCTTCCCGATGCCAATCAAGGCAACCCCATATCAGCATCAGGTGAGAGCATATAACTTCGCCCTGCGTACCTTCGGGATCGGAGGTACCGCATGATCGTGCATTGCGTGGTTTGCGGGAAGCCACTGGAACGAAAGAACCCGCGCCGAAAGAACTTCTGCTCTGCGGAGCACCGAAATCTGTGGATGAGTGAAAACGTAGATTTCGCCAAGCTCGCTCGCGGCCACAAGGCAGCTCACCTCACAGAGCTCAACCGGCAGCGAAATCCTCACTGTCAGATCGCGGAGCGAGGCAAAGCCAATTCAAAGAAAGCTCGTGCCGCAGCGGAGGCGTATATCGGCAGACCGCTGGAAAAGGGCGAAGTCGTTCACCACATGAACGGCGATGCCACAGACAACAGCCCCGGCAACCTGCTGGTAATGCCGGACAGGCAGCACCGACAGCTTCACATGGCGCTGGCAATCGAGGCAATGGAAGGCGGTGAGCCCGATGACAAGTAAAGGCTGTGCCTTCCTCATGGATATGGGAACAGGAAAAACAATCACGACCATCGCACTGGCAGGAACGCTCTATCACAAGCACCGGATCATGCAGCTGTTGGTTGTTTGCCCGAAATCCATTGTGGATGTGTGGGAGCAGGAATTTGAGAAGTTCGCTGATTTCAGCTATCAGCTGGCTGTGCTCGACGGCAGCAGCGCCAAGAAGGCCGACACCATTCGATACATGATCGGCAACGGCCTGCAGGTGATCGTTGTGAACTACGAAAGCTGCTGGCGTCTGGAGGCGGAGCTCACGCGCTGGCACCCGGACATGATCGTCTGCGATGAATCGAGCAAGATCAAGAACCCGCATGCAAAGTGCTCAAAGGCGCTGCACAGGCTCGGAAAGATCAGCAGCTATAACCTGATCCTGACCGGAACACCTATCACCAACAGCCCTCTGGACTTCTTCAGCCAGTACAAGTTCCTTGACGAAAGCATATTCGGCGGCAGCTTCTACAGCTTCCGTGCCTACTATGCCATTCTCGGAGGATTCCAGAATCACCAGATCGTTGGGTACAAGCACCTTGCAGAACTGGTCGAAAAGGCACATTCCATCGCATACCGGATCCGCATCGACGAAGCGGTTGATCTGCCAGAGTTTGTGGAAGAGATCAGACCGGTCAAGCTGGAGCAGAACGCCCAGAAGATCTACGACAGCATCGAAAAGGACAGTTTCGCAGAACTCATGAACGGCGAAATAACCACCCGCAACGTGCTGACGCAGCTGCTTCGCCTTTCGCAGATTACAGGCGGATTCGTCCGTAACGATGATGGCGATGACGCCCAGCAGCTCTCGACCGCGAAGCTCGATGCGCTGGAGGATGTTATCGACAGCTGCATGGAGGAAGGCAAAAAGGTCATCGTGTTTGCCCGCTTCGTACCTGAGATCGATGCGATCGCCCGTATGCTCGCCAAGAAGAAAATCGGTTATGCGCTGATCAAAGGCGATGTAAAGGATCGCGCGGAGCAGGTCGATGCCTTCCAGACGGATCCTGACACCAAGGTTTTCGTCGGGCAGCTGCAGACGACCGGCATGGGGCTTACCCTCACGGCAGGCAGCGTCTGCGTGTACTACTCGCTGGATTTCAGCTATGCCAATTACCAGCAGAGCATGGCGCGGGTGCGAAGAATCGGACAGACGAAGCGAGGCGTCTATATCCACCTCGTAGCAAAAGACACAATCGACGAAAAGGTCATGGGTGCGCTGCGCCAGAAGGCAGACGTCTCAAAGCTGCTCGTCGACGATTACAAAAAGATCATCGGAGGATAATCGTATGAGTGAAAAAAGTATGCTCGCTGCAGCGGATAGTCTGAAGGCGCTGCGGGATGAGAAATCGGCACTTCAGGCGAAGCTCAAGGAAGTGCAGGAAGGCATCGATGCCGTAGAGGCAGAGCTCATTCAGTACATGACGGATGAGGAATGCACGGGCTTCGATAGAAACGGATCCCGTTTCAGCCTTGTGATCAAGGAATACCCCGGCGCGGTGCTGGAGGAAAAGGAAGAACTGTACCGGCGTATGCGGGAACACGGCTTTGACCACCTGTTCACCATCAACACCCTGACGCTCGGTGCAACCGTAAAAGAACTCAAGGCAAACAACGATGACGTGCTGCCTGACTGGCTCGAAGGCGTGATCCAGATTTACGAGCAGCCCAGCATCCGCGTCGCCAAATCAAGAAAATGAGAAAAGGAGAAAAAACAATGAGCACCAACAAGAAGAATGAGATCGCCATCCTCGATACCAATACTGGATACCTCACCGAGACCGTGAATCTCGCCGAGCTGTTTAGCGAAGAGCTGGATGGACTGCGTCCCAGCTTTGAGCGCATCAAGATTCCCGCAGGCGGCGGACTTGCCTACGAAGTGCCCGGAGATGACCCGGCCAGCCCTGACAGCGCGAAGGAATTCAGCGCGGTGATCCTGTATCATCACCCGATCAACAGCTACTACAAGGAGAAGTTCACCGGAGGCAACAATCCGCCTGACTGCTCCAGCCTCGACGGCAAGCTGGGTGTAGTTGCTGAGACCGGCGAATGCAGGGACTGCAAAACCTGCCCGTATGCCAAGTTTGGCAGCGGTGAAAACGGCGGCATGGCTTGCAAGCAGAAGCGCCGCATGTACCTTCTCCGCGAGGGTGAAATGCTTCCGATCATTATGACGCTTCCCACCGGATCGCTGGCGGAGTTCACGAAGTACGTCACCCGCCTCGTCACCCGTGGCATGAAGGCGAATCACGTGGTTACGAAGTTCACGCTGAAGCGTGCGCAGAACAGCACCGGCATCAATTACTCGCAGGTAATCTGCGCCGTGGATCGTCCACTCTCCCCGGAGGAAAAGAAGAACATCGCCGCCATGACCGAGCAGGTCAAGATGATCGCTGGCAAGGTCGCCGTCGTCGAGGCGGAGACCGAGACCGCAGCGGAATAAGGACAAGCAGCCGTGGGTGCCTTCCCCGGTACCCACGGCTACACGATATGAGGTACAGACAATGAATGATTATAAGACGATCCGCGATATCGCGGACATTGAAAGATACATCGGCAGCGCAGGCGTGATCGCGTTTGACTTCGAGACGTCACCCATGGACGAATACCGCTCGGAGGAAAAGGCAGCGCTGGACGCGCACAAGTCGAACATCACCGGCGTGTCGATTTCTGTCGAAAAAGGCACCGGCAGGTATATCCCGCTCCGCCATCGCGTTGGCTTGAATGCTGACATCCCTTCCGTTATGGCGTACCTTCAGCAGCGGCTGTTCCAGAACCCACAGGCGGTCAAGATCGCGCATAACATGGCGTTCGAGGCGATGTTCCTTTACAAGGACGGGATCATACTGCAGCAACCGGTGTATGACACGATCGTAGCTTCGCAGCTTACGCTCAAGAACGATTTCGAATTTCGTGATCTCGGCGACAGCGGTCTGAAAACGCTCGTTCCGTATCTGTACGGCGTGGAGCTTCCGAAGTTCGAGGAAGTGGTCGGCGAACACAGCTTCGACGAACTCGACCCGGATGCATGGGATACCTGCCGCTACGCCTGCGCAGATAGTGACTGGGCGCTGCAGCTCTACGATACATTCAACGATTGGTTTGAGAACAACATCCCGAAACACCGCCTGATCTGCGAGCAGATCGAAAGCCCGACTGCCGTCTTCACCGGCATGATGAAGTACAACGGCGTCCTCTTCGATATCGAACTCATGGCGCAGAAGAAAGCGGAAGCCGAAGCACACCTCGTGGAGCTTCGTGCAAAGCTGCAGACGGTCATTGGCGCTGTGGACATCGGAGAAAACTGCGGAACGCAGGCGTTCAAAGACTATCTGTATAAGACGGAAAACCTGCCCGTCTTAAAGACCACGACCAAATACGCCGAGGCAGCAGATGATGAAGCGATCCAGCTTCTCCGTGCCTACTGCAAAAAGCACCGCCCGGAGCTGGTGGAGTTCTTCGACACGGTACAGGAATTCCGCAAGTGGGCGAAGATTAAGAGCACCTACATCGACGGCTACCTCAAGTGGATCAATACGGCAACGGGTAGGATCCATCCCGACCTCATGCCGATGGGTACTGATACTGGGCGCTTTGCTTCCCGCAGACCGAATCTGCAGAACATGCCCCGTAAAGGCAGCGACCCGATCGGCGTGCGTCAGTTTGTAATTGCGCCGGAGGGCACGTCCTTCCTCGATTTCGATTTTTCGCAGATTGAGCTGCGCGTGGGTGCGTTCTACTGCCGCGACCCCTTCATGATGGAGACATACCGGACAGGTGGCGACATTCACGCCAGCACCACTTCGGTCATTTTCGGGATCAGTGTCGATGAGGCGCAGGACAAGGATAACCCGGACTATAAGGAGCGCCGGACAATCGCAAAGAACGTGAACTTCGGCACCTTCTACGGGCTGTTTCCCCGTGGACTGCAGCGAACACTCAAGTTCAAGGCAGGGCTCGAAAAGAGCGAGGATGATTGTGCTCGCATCATCCAGAATCTGAAAGCCGGTTATCCGCGCCTCTCCGAATGGCAGGAAGAGACGGTCAGAGCAGCGAGGATCAACGGCTACAGCGAGACGTCTTTCGGCAGGCGTCGTTACCTTCCGAATATCAATAATCGCGCCGACTGGGGCAAGCGCAGTTTTGCAGAGCGATGCAGTATGAATACCCCGATTCAGGGTACCGCAGCGGAAATCCTGAAGCTGGCGATGCGGGAACTGATCAGAGAACTCGTGGACAAACCCTATATCCGTCCAATCCTGCAGATTCACGATGAGCTCCTGTTCGAGGTGGATGACGGGTATGAAGACGAAGCGATCCGTATCATCCGCACGGCGATGGAGCGGCAGCCCTTTGCGGCTTTCGATATTCCCATCGTGGCCGAGGGTGAACACGGCTCCTGCTTCGGTAAGCTCCATGAGCTGGAGGTGCCCCATGTATAAGAACAAGGAAGGCTACCCCGATCCCGTGGCCGGTGCCGCAATGGCAACGATCATGAAGGAATACCGGCAGAACCAGCGGCGCATCTACCGCAAGAATTCCGAAATTAAGGCGCGTCCGAAGGTGTACATTGTCTCGAAGTACGCTGGAGATATCGAGAAAAATACGGCAGCGGCAATTGGCTACGCTCAATATGCAATCCAGCAGAACCGCATCCCCGTGGTCAGTCACCTGCTGTACCCGCAGATTCTGGATGACAGCGACCCGGAGCAGCGCGAATTGGGACTGCTCTTTGGACAGGCGCTTCTGACAATCTGCGAGGAAGTTTGGGTGTTCGGTACAGAGCACTCAACCGGCATGCAGGCAGAGATCCACGAAGCCCGCAAGTTGAACAAGCGTATTCGTTTCTATAACGAAAGACTGGAGGAAATCCATGAAAATGATAGATGAAGCCCTGCGTTACGCAAAAGCAGGCATTCCCGTTTTCCCGCTCCACTGGCTCAAGCAGGATGGTACCTGCTCCTGCAGACTCGGTGCAATGTGCGGAGCAGCAGGCAAGCACCCCCGCATTAAGAACTGGGGCGAAGAAGCAACGACCGACGTTGCAAAGATTACGGGCTGGTGGAATCAGACGCCCCTTGCGAATATTGGCATACCGATGGGTGAAAAGAGCGGGCTCGTGGCGCTGGACGTGGATACCCGACATGATGGCGATAAGAGTCTGAATGATTTGATCGCCGAACATGGTGACCTGCCGAAGACGATTACGGCAACGACCGGCAGCGGCGGCAAGCATTATGTGTTCAAGTACACGGAAGAATTGGCGCTCAAAAATGTGGTCGGTTTTCGTGACGGCCTTGATGTGCGCACGCAAGGTGGCCTGATTGTAGCGGCACCCAGCATGCACCAGAGCGGAAAACGCTATGCGTGGGATCCCGGTCGCTCTCCCTTTGAGTGCGAAGCGGCGGAAATGCCGAGCTGGTTGGTGGATGAGATCCGCAAGGTCGGCACCAAGATCACAGAAAAGAAGAAAAAGACGGAGAAGCAGCCTTTACAGAAGATCAAGGAAGGCGGCAGAAACAATCACCTCGCTTCACTGGCCGGTGCGCTTCGCCGCAAGGGTCTTGGTGAAGAAGCGATCATTGCTACCCTCCGTGCAGAAAATGCAGACAGGCTGGATCCGCCCCTCGACGATGAAAACGTAGTGGCAATCGCTAAGAGCATCGCCCGGTATGAACCCGGTGACGAAGAGCCGGAATTCAAGCTGACGGATGTTGGCAATGCCGAGCGCTTCGTGGCAATGTTCAAGGATGACGTCAAATACTGCGCCGTCTATAAGAAATGGTTTATCTGGAACGGCAAGTTCTGGCAGCAGGACGAAGGCACGATCGTGGAATACGCGATTCAGTGTGTTCGCAGCATCTACACATACGCGGATATGCTGCCTGAGGGCGATCGACGCAAAGCTCTGATCCAGCATGCCATGCGTAGCGAAAACGGGAACAAGATCAAGCTTCTCATTACGATTGCCTCCGGCATGAAGGATCTGGCGATTACGCCCGACGACTGGGATGCGAACCCGTGGCTGCTCAACTGCCAGAACGGCACCATCAACCTGAAGACGGGTATACTGCAGCCATTCAACAAAGCGGACTACATCACCCGTATCTGCAACGCGGCCTACGACGAATCCTGTGCAACGCCCCTTTGGGACACGCTTTTGGAAACGATCACCAAGGGCGACACTGAGACGATGCGCTATATGCAAAAGGCGCTGGGCTATGCTCTGACTGGCGACACCTCCGAGCAGGCGATGTTCATGCTCTACGGGACAGGCAGCAACGGTAAGAGCACATTCCTCAATATCTTCTCTGCGGTCATGAACACCTACGCCCAGAGCGCGTCGAGCGAGGCGTTCATGCAGAAGAAGAACGAAAATGTCAATAACGATATCGCCCGTCTCAAGGGTGCGCGGTTTGTCACGGCCATTGAGATGGAGGAAAACAAGCGTCTGGCGGAATCGCTGATCAAGAGCATGACCGGCGGCGACAAGTTGGTGACACGCTTCCTCTACGGCGAATACTTCGAGTATGTTCCGCAGTTCAAGGTGTTTCTGGCAGCGAACCATAAGCCGATCATCCGCGATACGACGAATTCCATCTGGCGGCGCATCAAGCTCATGCCTTTTGAGAACACCTTCACGGAGAAAGACCGTGACAAGCACTTTGCCGACAAGATTATGGCAAAGGAAATGCCCGGTATCCTCGTGTGGGCTGTAAAGGGCTGTCTTCTGTGGCAGCAGGAAGGTATTCAGGATCCGCCCACGGTGAAAAAGGCAACGTCGGAGTATCGGACAGAGATGGATTCGTTTTCGACCTTTTTCGACGAATGTTGCGCCGTAAAAACAGACGGCAGAACCTCGAACAAGATGCTGCGTGCCGCCTATGACGAGTGGTGCAAGGACAATGGCGAATATGCGCTTTCCCAGCGTCCGTTCAGCCAGAAACTGCTGGAAATGGGCTTTGAGAAAAAGCGAATCGCTGGCAGCGGCCTTCTGGAATGGCACGGCTTCATCATGCGCGGGCAGGCGTCTCGGCTGTGATGCGTGATTATCTGTGAGGTCTTTTTCTTAAAAGTCACATGTGAGAAGAGATAAAGAAAAAGATACGAAAACAGAATCACTATGGCTAACAGCTCACAGGCAGGAGGAAAAACAGATGAACGAAGCAGCATTGATTCAGAAAATACGCAAATACCTTGCCACGGTGCCGGAGTGCTTCTTCTGGAAGGAGCACGGCGGACAGTATGGCACCGCAGGCATTCCCGATATTATCGTTTGTCACAGAGGTCGGTTTATCGCACTGGAGGCCAAAGTCGGCAAAAACAAGCCGACGAAGCTGCAGGCGGCAACAATCGACAAAATTCGACAAGCTGGCGGAACGGCGGCGGTCGTTTACAGCGTCGAGGATGTGCAGGCGGTCATATCAGAAACGGAGGCACTGTATGACGGATGAGCCTTACAGAAATCTGGCAAACGCCATTATCGTACAAGCCGCAAAGGATTACCGGAAGGCGTTACGGCAGTTAAAGCGCAATCCGAAATACGATGCGGCCAGAGATACCAAAAATGAGGTCGAGCGGTTCTTCCACTCCGAATGGTTTCGCTTCCTGACGGACGCAGACCCGGATTACCTACTCGAACAGCTAGTGAGGGCGGACATATGACGGCAAAAGGACTCTTGGATCGCATCATCAAAATCCGGAAAGCGATCGATTACCGGAACACAAAAATCGCCGCACTGGTCGCGCAGGCGGAGAACACCTCCGCCCGCCTGACCGGAATGCCGCATAATCCGAGCTCTGATCCATCTCCTATGGCGACGGCCATCTGCAAAAAGGTCGATCTGGAACGGGAGATCGAAGAGCTGGCAAAAGAACGCGAATCTCTGATCGCCGAAATCGACCTCTTGAACGATGACGACCTTTCACGTCTCCTGACGCTGCGATATGTGCAGGAAGCACCGTGGGATGACATCATGGCGGAAATGGGCTACTGCCACTCGCACATTTTCCGCATGCACCGGGCAGCGATCACCCAGCTCGACACCCTTCTGAAAGATGGGACTAAATGAGACACAATGGGACTAAATGAGAGCCGTCCACAATGGTATCATTATAATAGGCGAAGACCATAGAGAGCTCACACGGGGCAACCCGCATGGGCTTTCTTTATGCCCGCCAATACAGACGGAAGGAGCAGCGCCATGGCATACAGGAAGGTTGGCTATCTGGAGCAGTGCTGGTACATCATCAAGTACAAGCTCCGCGAACTGTTCCGCAGAAGGAAGTGAACCCATGCCGAGGAAGCCTAAGAGACCGTGCTCCTATCCCGGATGCCCCAACTTGACAGACGGCCAGTACTGTGAGCAACACAGGAAATACGCACGGCAGCAATACGATCGATATGAGCGAGCACCCCACACCGCCAGTAAGTATGGCAGAGCGTGGCACAGAATCCGTGCCCGATACGTGGCAGCTCACCCGCTATGTGAACAGTGCCTGAAGGAAGGCCGGATCACACCAGTGGAGGAAGTACATCATATCGTACCGATCAGTAAAGGCGGCACACATGCCGAGGAAAACCTCATGAGCCTGTGCCAGAGCTGTCACACCAAGATCCACCATGACCTCGGCGATCGGTAAAAAAGCGGTCGTCCCCCAAAATGAAGGGACGACCTCAAGATGTCTTTGTTATGGCTCTATATCAAACATAGCCATAAGTTTGCGAAAGGTATCCTGCCCGTCGAGACAGGTGTCGATCAAATACCCCTTTTCGGACTCCCACTCGGAAAGGCCACGATAATAGAACAGCTTCTTGGAATCCTCGATGATAAACGGAACAATGGAATAGCGCAGACACTCCTTGAGGGCGATCAGCCTGCCGACTCTGCCGTTGCCGTCTTGGAATGGATGAATCCGCTCAAACTCATAATGGAAACGAATGATGTCGTTGATCGTGACTGCATGAAGAGAATCGTAATCGGAAAGCAGCGATTTCATACGCGCGGGAACTTCCTTCGGCTTCGCCGTTTCCCGTCCGCCAACCACATTGGCACGTTTCTTGTAATCGCCTACGGCGAACCATGAGAGCGACGCATCTTTTGTGCTTTGCTTCAGAATGCGGTGCAGTTCCTTGATGATGTCCTCGGTAAGCGGTTCCTCTGCCACATCGATCACATAATCGATTGCGCGGAAGTGGTTGACCGTTTCGATAATATCATCGACGGGAATCCCTTCACCCACATCGACGGTATTTGTCTCAAAGATCAGTCGTGTCTGATCCTCGCTGAGTTTGCTGCCCTCGATATGGTTGGAGTTATATGTCATGCGCACCTGAAGCTCATGGTAAAGACCACCCGGCATACGGATGCTCTTCTCGTCTCGAAGCGTTTGCAGCAGAGGATTATCCGAAACGGATTGGTACAGATCCTCCACGGAGCAGCCAAGATAGTCAGAAATCTTTTTCAGTACATGATCGGCGATCTTCTCACCGCGTCCGATTTTCGCCACAGTACGAGACGAAATCCCGAGCTCAGTGGTGAGGTCTGTTTTTGTCAGACCTTTTTCGTTTAGTTTTGTTAATAGACCAGAATATGAAATCATACAATACGCCTCCTGCCTTTACTTAGTATACCACAGAAGACCCAAAAAGTAAAGGCGAAATTGTAAAAAGTAAAGGTAGGGGCATCCAAATCTTGAAAACTTGATTATGCGGACAACGGCGTGGGGTCACGTGCGAATTTTCGGGAAATCAAGAGCGGGAATACCCCCGCGTTTTCAAGATTATCAAGAAATCAAGAGAAATGGAGGTAGCGCTCATGGCAAACGGACATGGCGGTGCCCGCCCCGGCGCAGGGCGGAAGAAAAAGGCGCTATCTGAAAAGATCATCGACGGCAACCCCGGCAAGGCACCGCTGACAAAGCTACAGTTCGGCCTGAAGGAAACGGACATGCACGGCGAAGATATGCCACCCGTCTCCGAATACCTGAAGCAGGTCACCAAGAACTCGCAGCAGAATCTTGCACCACAGATCTACGAAGAGACATGGAAATGGCTCGATGAGCGCGGCTGCGCCATCTATGTCAAGAAGGAACTGATCGAGCAGTACGCGCTGTACATGCAGCGGTGGATCCAGTGCGAGGAAGGCATCAACCAATACGGCCTGCTGGCCAAGCACCCCACCACGCAGATGCCGATCGCCAGCCCGTATGTGAATATGGGAATTTCATTTTTGAAGCAGGCAAACGTGCTGTGGCTGCAGATCTACCAGATTGTAAAGGACAACTGCGAGACGCCCATCGGAACCAGCAATCCGAACGATGATCTGATGGAGCGGCTGCTCGGATAAGGAGAACGATATGCAGATAGAAAAAATCCCTGTAGAAAAGCTGCATGCGGCGGAATACAACCCGCGTCGGGCACTCAAGCCCGGTGATGCGGAATACGAAAAGCTCAAGCGCAGCATTACCGAATTCGGTTATGTGGAGCCGGTCATCTGGAACAAACAGACCGGCAACGTGGTTGGTGGTCACCAGAGGCTGACGGTCATGCGGGATCTGGGGATCACCGAGATAGACTGCGTCGTGGTGGATTTGCCGCCTATGCGTGAAAAAGCGCTGAACGTGGCGCTTAATAAGATTCAGGGTGAATGGGACAAGGATAAGCTGGCCGCATTGCTCACTGAGTTCGACGGCAGCGAGTTTGACGTCACCATCACCGGTTTCGATGCCGCCGAGGTCGATGAGCTTCTTAACGCTTTCTACTCTAAGGAAGCTGTGCAGGATGATTTCGACGTTGACGAAGAGCATGAGGCGATTACGGCCAAAGGCGCAATCACCAAGACCGGTGACATCTGGAAGCTGGGCGTGCATCGGCTCATGTGTGGCGACTCCACCTCGGAGGTGGATTTTGCGGCACTCATGAACGGAAACAAAGCGCAGATGTCGGTAACGTCCCCGCCGTATGGTGTCGGCAAGGACTACGAAAGCAAAGGCATCGACCCGTGGTTTGAGACGATGCGGCCTGTGGTGAAAAACCTCACACGGTACGCCGGTATCGTCTGCTGGAATCTCGGTGACTTATATGCCACGGGCACACAGTTCATCGAGCCTACGAACTTCTACTCCTCCCAGCTCTTCAGTGAGCAGGGCTTCCGCCCCATCTGGATTCGGATATGGAAGAAGCAAGGTATGAATTACGGCGTCGGGCCATACCATCTGGTGACGAACAAGCCCGTGCAGCAATACGAATACATCTCCGCGTTCAGCAAAAACGGCGACGTGGAGTACAACGATCAGGAATACATGTGGCTGTCGGCATACGCCGGTCACGCATACCGCTTCGTCAAGCGCCTCACCAAAGAGGAACGCAAGAACTGGGGCTACGCCGGGATCTGGGAAATGAACACGGTACGCGCAAACAAGGATCACCCAGCCATGTACCCCGTAGAGCTCCCGTGGCGCTGCATCAAGATGCACTCCGATCGTGGCGACATCGTGCTGGAGCCGTTCTCCGGCAGCGGCACGACAATCATCGCCTGCGAACAGTTGGAGCGCGTGTGCTACGCCATGGAAAAGTCACCGGAATACTGTGACCTCGCGGTCAAACGCTGGGAACAGTTCACCGGACAGAAGGCCGAAAGGGTGACGAAGCATGCCGCAGAAGAATGACCGACACACCATCTCCGATCTGCGGCAGATGCAATCCCTCCCTCTAGAGCTCAAGATCCGCATGACGGAGCGCCGAATCCGCGACTGGGTGGAATACTGGGGCGAAGACGGCGTGTACATCTCCTTCAGCGGCGGCAAGGACAGCACGGTGCTGTTGGATATCTGCCGCAGGCTGTACCCTGATCTCGTTGCTGTCTACAGCGATACGGGATTGGAGTTCCCGGAGATCCGTGAATTCGTAAAGACAAAGGAGAACGTGGTGTGGGTAAAGCCGGAGCTCACGTTCCGAAAAGTCATTGAGAAATGCGGATACCCCTGCATCTCAAAGGAGCAGGCGGAATGGATACACCGCATCCGCCTCGGCCAGAAGAACACCTACGATATCCAGAAATACTTTTACGGGATCCGCACCAACGGCCAGCCGTCGCGCTTCAAAATTTCCGAGCGCTGGAAGTTCATGCTCAACGCGCCTTTCGATATCGGAGCGGGCTGCTGCAAAGAGATGAAGAAAAACCCAATCAACAAATACGCCAAAGAGACCGGACGGGTTCCGATTGTCGGCACCATGGCGTGTGAATCATCGCTGCGCACCAGTACATGGCTCAAATATGGCTGCAACGCCTTCGATAATAAGAAAGCAACGTCCGCTCCGCTCAGCTTTTGGACGGACAAGGATATCTGGGAGTACATCCACACATACAACATCCCATACTGCAAGATTTACGATATGGGCTATGTGCGGACGGGCTGCGTGTTCTGCATGTTCGGCGTTCATCTCGAAGAGGAACCGAATCGATTTCAAAAACTGCAGAAGACACATCCCCAGCTATGGCGATACTGCATGAAGCCGTGGGACAAAGGCGGCCTTGGCATGCGGGAAGTGCTCGAATACATGGGCGTGCCCTACGAAAACTTTATGTTGGAGGATACAGAAGATGTACGAGAAAGTGAATCCGGCGCATCCGGATAAAATCGCAGACCGGATCGCGGGCGCGATCGTGGATCTGGCATACAGAGAGAACGATAACCCGAAGGTTGCCGTGGAGGTGCTCATCGGGCACGGCCTCTGCCATATCGTTGCAGAATCCTCCGAGCACATTCCGGTGACGGATATCCTCGAAGCGGTTGACCGGATCGCAGGTGATGTCGTGGTGAACTATCACGAAGTCGCGCAGGATCCCATCCTCGCTTTGAATCAGGCGGAGGAAGTGCGATGCGGCGACAATGGTATCTTTCGTGGCGTTCCCGTGACGGATGAACAGCGTGCGCTGTCGGAGATCGCAAGAGAAATCTTCACGCATTACCCTACGGATGGCAAATACATTCTCGATGGCGACCGGCTCATCATTTGCCAGAGTCACGCAGATACGGATACCATGAAAAACGAATATCCCGAAGCGGAGGTAAATCCGCTGGGTGACTGGACAGGCGGCACCGACGTGGACACCGGCGCAACCAACCGGAAGCTCGGCAGCGATATGGCGGACAGCATTACGGGCGGCGGGCTTCATGGCAAAGATCTGTCGAAGGCTGACGTCTCCGTAAATATCTATGCTTGGCTCAAAGCCCAGCAAGATGAAGTTCCGGTCGAGCTCTGCTGCGCCATCGGTGACGATACAGTGGACGGCAGACCATATACGGAGATCGTAGAGATCGCACGTGACTATATTCGCACGATTGGTGGCTTTGAGAAATTCGCGGAATGGGGCTTGGTATAAATGGAGATACGAAAGATCCCAGTGGAGCAGTTGCTCCCAGCGAAATACAATCCCCGCAAAGACCTGAAGCCCGGAGATCCCGAATTTGAAAAGCTGCGCCGCAGCGTGGAAGAGTTCGGATACGTCGAGCCACTCATCTGGAACCAGCGCACCGGTGTGGTCGTTGGTGGGCACCAGCGACTCAAGATACTGCAGCACATCGGGTATACCGAAGTCGATTGCGTCGTGGTGGATTTGGACGAACAGAAGGAAAAAGCACTCAATGTTGCGCTGAACAAGATCAGCGGCGCATGGGACATCCCGCTCCTGACAGCGCTCCTCAAAGACCTCGACGAAAGCGGTTTCGATGCGACACTCACAGGTTTCGACGTCAGCGAAATGAGCGATCTGTTCGATGATCAGAGCGAGATCGTGGAAGACGATCCGCCCGAAGCAGCGTCGGATGGAACGGAGCCGTTCACGAAGCCCGGTGACCGATGGATGCTTGGCAGGCATATCCTCTACTGCGGCGACAGCACCAAGAAAAAGGACGTCGCCGCGCTCATGGATGGCAAGCAGGCTGATCTCGTGGTGACGGATCCGCCGTACAACGTAGCGTATGAAGGAAGCAACGGTCTGACGATCCAAAACGATAACATGCCGGAGGAAAAGTTCCTTGCATTCCTGATCGACGCGTTCACGCGGATGCACGAGGTCATGAAACCCGGCACCCCGTTCTATATCTGGCACGCCGAAACAGTCGGCGGCGCATTCCGGCAGGCGACAAATCAGGCGCTGGGCAAGGTGCGCCAGATGCTGATCTGGAATAAGAACGCTTTCACCATGGGGCACCAAGATTACCAGTGGAAGCATGAAGCCTGCATCTACGGCTGGACAGATGGCGATAGTCACTACTTTGTGGACGACCGGACGCAGGCAACGGTAATCGAGGACAAGCACATTGACATCAACAAACTGAAAAAGGAAGAGATGCGTGATCTGCTGCGGGAGATGTTCAGCGATAAGGTGTCCACCACCGTGATCGACGAAAACAAGCCCGCTCGCAATGCGGATCATCCGACGATGAAGCCGCTGAAATTGCTGGCGAGACTGATCAAGAACAGCTCGCGGCAGGGCGACATCGTACTCGACACCTTCGGCGGCAGCGGCAGCACGCTCATTACCTGCGAGCAGCTCGGCAGGTCTTGTTACACAATGGAGCTCGATCCGAAATACGCAGACGTGATCGTCAAGCGCTGGCTCAAGTTCACCGGTAGCGCTCACGCGGAGCTTATCAGGGAAGGCAAAAAGCAGACTGTTTCTGCAAATGTGTTCTAATTGCTAATTCGTCTTTTTCTTGAGGTTTGGTCTGGACTTCTGGATTTCTTTCTGGCTTAATTGTCCTACCAAAAAACAAGGAGGCACCCACCATGACGATGGAAAAAGCAACGAAGGACATGCAGGAGCTGGTCGCAAAGCACGGCTTCCAGTACGAAGGCGAACTCACCTATGACGGACGGCAGATCTTCACGCGGCGCTGGTCGACGAAGACGCAGGTCGTGTGGTACGGCGAAAGCGAAAGCACGCTGGAGATCAAGGTCAGCATGAGCTACGGATACCCGCTGGTACGGATCATTCGCGACGGTCGGCGCGAAGACAAGCTGCGCGACTACAGCAGCCCGAAGAGAGCATTCAACGCGATCGCAGAGATCGTAAGATGCGCCGGATTCGAGATGTAAGGAGACGGCCATGATGTACGAGACCAGAAAAGAAGCTGCGGCAGCCTGCATCCGAGAGGCGGCCTTCACTAGTCACTACAGCAACGCGGCCATCGAATACGCCAATCGCGGTGAATGCAAGAAAGCATGGTCACTGGCAGATACCGCCCGCACCGCAGCTCGCTGCGCCATGCAGGCGCACGAAGATCTGTGGGAGCTCGCCGGTGAAGACATGACGGAAGCGGAGTTCGACGCCTTCGAGAAAGCGGAGATTGCCCAGACTGAAGCGGCCAAAGCGGAACGCGCCGCAGCCGCAGCGGTCGAGAAACTGAACCCGATGCCTGCGCTTCCCTCGGAGCTCGAAGAGCTCTGCGAGGCGACGGGTACCCGGACAGAAGGGATCGCGGCGCTCATGACCTACTACACAGAAAATTGCGGCTGGCTGGAGCAGAAAGCGGTTGCGCATATCAAGGGACTGTTCGAGAACGGCACCATCGTCGCCCTCAAGATGCTGTAAGGAGGTGCGGTCAGTATGAAAACGCTGTGCTTCAAGGTGGATGAAACCCTGTTCCAAGCATTCAAGGTGCATGTCGCAGGCAGAGGAAAAACCATGCAGCAGTACATGAATGATCTGCTCCGCGATTCGCTGGCAACACCGGAGGATCAGCTGCAGAGCATCGGACAGGCACGCGCGGAGCTGGATACGCTGCGCAACCGAATCGACGCGGTTGATGCCGCCCTCACAGTTGCGGAAGGCCGGATCAACGCGGAAGGTAGCAAGAAATAACGGTCATCGAAACGGTGCAGCGGGTGCGACCCGCGACCGTTTTTAATTGTGTTCTTTCTGCTAAATCTCGTGTTTTGGTCTGGACTTTTGGATTTCTTTCTGGCTTAATTGCCCTACCAAAAAACAAGGAGGCAGCAGCCATGACAAACAAGCAGATCGAACAGGTCAAAGCCCAGCTCCCGCAGGGCGAAAGATTCAACCGCGCATACAGCGCCTTCGAGGGCGGGAGCCGCGTAATCAGCCGCGACAAGGAAGGCCGCGAATACCGGTACGCAGTACGCTTCGACGCTGACGACAGCGTCACGATCGAAAGAATGTAAGGAGGTGCCCGCGATGATCACACTCGAAAACTTCTACGATCTGATCAACCGGAACGCGCAGGTCACGCTGGTGAACACCCGGTACCGCACGAACATCTACACCGGCAGTGCGCGGGACATCCCTGACGAATACAGCGATTGCCCGGTCGAAGACTTCTCGATGAACGACAGCGGCCACTTGACTTTCAAGATCAAGGTCAAGGAAACACGACCTGCGGGTAACGGTTGGAAGGAAGGCACGATGCGCGTCGGCACCGGCATCTATCACTACTGGGTAAAGAGCTTCGACGAAGGCTCCGAATACGGGATCGACGGCGGACGGATCTCAAAGCTGATGATCAAGCGCAAAGGCGAAATCGTCTGCAACTACGATCGCGGCTGGGACGTAGAGCCGGTCGACGAAGAGACCGAGATCGCGCTGGAGATCATGCGCCGAGAGTTCAACTGAGGGAGGGATCACGATGGCCAAGGAGAAGAAAATGAGCTTCTACATGACCAGCGGGATCGCCGCTGACATGGACAGCGATGGCATGTTCGCCATGCAAGTGGCAGATGCAATCCACAAATTCACGACTCATGACTGGGGCGTCATGTGCGGCGAAGACTTCGAGGTCAACGTCAATGCAATGCAAAACGGCGGCCGCGTCATGGGCGTGTATCCGACGAAGCGCGGCAAAATCTGGATCATCAATGATGACGCCCACGCGGAAGAGATGACTGTTACCGTCCTCTATCCCAGCGAATACTAAGGAGGCGATGACGATATTCGGAATCAGACGTGAAACGGTCGAGCGCCTGCGTCGGGAATACCCGATCGGCTGCAGAGTGGAGCTCGTCAGAATGGAAGATGTGCAAGCCCCTTCGGTCGGCACCAAGGGTACGGTCAGAGGCATCGACGATATCGGCAGCATCATGGTGCGCTGGGACAACGGCAGCAGCCTGTCGGTCTGCTACGGCGAAGACGCATGCAGGAGGATTGACGAATGAAGAAGCCGGAACTTATCTACGACAGCCGAGGCGAAAGCGGTAACATCTTCTGGATTCTCGGGCAGGTCAGGCGGATCATGCAAAAGCAGCGCAGGATCACCGCCTACAACGAACTATGGGAGCGTGTGCAACGCGCGGGCAGCTACAAAGAAGCGCTCGATATTATCAGCGAAGAGGTCACGCTCATAGATATAGCCAACTGAATAGGACAGCGGCAGCGTAGAACGCTGTCGTTTTTTGTCGAAAAATATAGGAGGGACAGCGATTGGCGAACAAGAAAATCATCGTCCCGGAAAAGAAGATCATTACAAACGCCAGCCTCGGCGATCGCGCCGTTGCCTTCATCTCTGCCCTGAAGCATACGAAGGGCGAATGGCATGGCAAGAATTTCGTCCTGCTGCCGTGGCAGGAAAAAGTGGTGCGAGACGTTTTCGGGACAGTCAAAGAAAACGGATACAGGCAGTATAACACGGCGTACATCGAAATACCGAAGAAGCAAGGCAAGAGTGAACTCGCAGCAGCGGTCGCTCTTTATTTGTTGGCCGGAGACGGTGAATGGGGCGCAGAAGTCTACGGCTGCGCAGCAGACCGGCAGCAGGCGTCCATTGTCTTTGACGTTGCCTGCCAGATGGTCGAACAGTGCCCCGCACTGAAGAAGCGAATCAAACCGGTGCTGTCCCAGAAGCGACTGGTTTACACCCCGCTCAACAGTTTCTATCAGGTGCTGTCGGCGGAGTCGTACACGAAGCACGGCCTGAACGTGCATGGCGTCGTTTTCGATGAGCTCCACGCCCAGCCCAACCGGCTGCTATATGACGTTATGACCCACGGCTCCGGTGATGCACGAAAGCAGCCGCTTTTCTTTTTGATCACTACGGCAGGCACCGACCGGAACAGCATCTGCTGGGAGGTACACCAGAAGGCCGAAGACATTCTCGCTGGGCGGAAGTTCGACCCGACATTCTATCCCGTGATATACGGCATCGCGGATGATGCTGACTGGTCGGATGAACGAAACTGGTACAAAGCAAACCCGTCGCTGGACGTGACGGTGGATGTTGAAAAACTGCGTGCTGCGTACCAAAGCGCGAAGGATAATCCGGCAGAGGAAAACCTGTTCCGCCAGTTGCGCCTCAATCAGTGGGTGAAGCAAAGCGTTCGCTGGATGCCGATGGATGCATGGGACAAATGCGCATTGCCGGTGGATCCAGAAACGCTTCGTGGACGTGAATGCTACGGTGGGCTTGACCTTTCGAGCAGTACGGACATAACGGCCTTCGTTTTGGTGTTTCCGCCCCGCGAAGAGAACGAACCGTATTATATTCTCCCGTACTTCTGGGTGCCGGAGGAAACCATCGACTTACGGGTGCGGCGCGACCACGTGCCGTATGACGTATGGAAGGCGCAGGGCTCGGCCATGGCGACCGAAGGCAACGTCATCCACTACGGATTTATCGAGCAGTTCATTACGGAACTCGGCCAGAAGTACAACATTCGTGAAATCGCCTATGACCGCTGGGGCGCGGTACAGATGAGCCAAAATCTTGCTGATGCGGGATTTATCATTGTTCCGTTCGGTCAGGGATTCAAGGATATGAGCCCTCCGACAAAGGAACTCATGAAACTGGTGCTGGAGGGCAGGATCGCGCACGGCGGCAATGCTCCGCTGCGCTGGATGATGGACAACATCTATGTGCGCACGGATCCCGCTGGTAACATCAAGCCCGACAAGGAAAAGAGCACCGAACGCATCGACGGCGCGGTCGCCACGATCATGGCACTTGACCGTGCAATCAGGCACCAAGGCTCCGACGAATCCGTGTACGATTCGCGCGGGATCCTTTTTATATAACCACGAAGGAGGTCACACATGGGAATCTTCAGCGGACTATTCAAATCACGGGACAAGCCCCGGAACCGGACTGCGGGCAGCAGCTACGCCTTCTACATGGGCGGCACCACCGCAGGCAAAGCGGTCACAGAGCGCAGCGCCATGCAGATGACGGCAGTATACAGCTGCGTGCGAATCCTCGCGGAGGCGATCGCCGGACTGCCGATCCACCTTTACAGGTACAAGGAAGACGGCGGCAAAGAAAAGGCTATAGAGCATCCGCTGTACCGCATTCTTCACGATGAGCCAAACCCGGAGATGTCTTCTTTTGTGCTACGAGAAACCCTCATGACGCATCTGCTCCTGTGGGGAAACGCCTATGCACAGGTAATCCGCAACGGACGCGGAGAGGTCATAGCCCTGTACCCGCTCATGCCGAACAAAATGACGGTCGATCGGGACAGCAGTGGCCAGCTGTATTACCAGTATCAGCGATCGTCGGATGAGAGCGGCGGGAAGAATGAAACCGTGATTCTCCGCCCGGTGGATGTCTTACACATCCCCGGCCTCGGCTTCGATGGATTGGTCGGATACAGCCCCATCGCCATGGCGAAAAACGCCATTGGACTGGCGATCGCCACGGAGGAATACGGCGCGAAATTCTTTGCAAACGGCGCAGCACCATCTGGCGTTCTGGAGCATCCCGGTACCATCAAAGACCCGCAGCGGGTGCGAGAAGCATGGCAGAGCCAGTTCGGCGGATCCCAGAACAGCGGTAAGATCGCCGTTCTGGAGGAAGGCATGAAGTACACGCCGATCTCCATATCGCCGGAGCAGGCGCAGTTCCTTGAGACGCGCAAGTTCCAAATCAATGAAATCGCTCGAATTTTCAGGGTTCCGCCTCACATGCTGGCAGACCTCGAAAAGTCGAGCTTTTCTAATATTGAGCAGCAATCGTTGGAGTTTGTGAAATACACGTTGGATCCGTGGGTAATCCGCTGGGAGCAGTCAATACAGCGATCTCTCCTGACGCCTGAGGAAAAGAAAACGTACTTCGTGAAGTTCAATGTAGAAGGCCTGCTGCGTGGAGACTATCAGAGCCGCATGAACGGATATGCGACGGCAAGGCAGAACGGCTGGATGAGCGCAAACGACATCCGTGAACTGGAAAACCTCGACCGCATCCCCGCAGAAGCAGGCGGCGATCTGTATCTCATCAACGGCAACATGCTCCCGCTCGCCAACGCGGGTGCTTTTGCAAATATACAAACAACGGAAAAGGAGGAAACAGACTCTGATGAAACCCAAAGCGAAGAAGTTCTGGAAGTGGACGAATCAGGCGGACGGCGAACAGGGCGAAGAGCGAGTGCTTGAGCTCTATGGCACCATCGCGGATGAGAGCTGGTTTGACGATGACATCACCCCGAAAGAGTTCCGTGATGAACTCTTTTCCGGTACGGGCGATGTCACGGTATGGATCAACTCGCCCGGTGGCGACTGCGTTGCGGCCAGTCAGATTTACTCCATGCTCATGGACTACAAGGGTAAGGTTACGGTTAAGATCGACGGCATCGCTGCATCTGCCGCCTCCGTCATCGCCATGGCCGGTACGACTGTCCTCATGGCACCCACAGCGCTCATGATGATTCATAATCCCATGACTGCAGCGTTCGGTGACCACGAAGACATGCAGAAAGCCATTGAGATGCTGGAAGAGGTCAAGGAAAGCATCATCAATGCCTATGAAATCAAGACGAACCTGTCCCGTGCCAAGCTCTCGCACCTCATGGACAGCGAGACTTGGATGAACGCGAAGAAGGCAATCGAGCTCGGCTTTGCAGACGATATCCTGACGGACGAAAAGCTCGCCATGGATGCGCCTGCATTCGCTTTTTCTGGCAAAGCGGCGGAAAACGCCTTGATGAACAAGCTCGTAGCCAAGGCAACCATCGCGCCCACCACTCCGGCAGAACCTGCGCCGGAGCCCGTACACGGTCGTTCTGTCGATGCACTGATGGAGCGGCTCAATCTTCTCAAAAACTGAAATGGAGGAATTATTCATGACCATTATTGAACTGCGCAATAAGCGTGCCCAGAAACTGGCGGCGGCCAAGGCGTTCCTTGAGTCCAACCGCACTGCTGACGGCTTTCTCTCCACCGAGGATGATGCCGCCTACACCCGTATGGAGACTGAGATCACCGCGCTCGGTAATGAGATCGCCCGCATGGAGCGTCTCGAAGCGATGGATAATCAGCTCTCCAAGCCCGTCAACACCCCGATCACCGAGAAGCCCGCGTCCGTGAAGCCGGACACGAAGGTAGGTCGCGCCTCCGACGCTTACAAGTCTGCGTTCTGGAATGTCACCCGTCATAAGGATCGTGTGACGCCCGAAATGAAGAACGCGCTGCAGGAAGGCGTCGATACCGAGGGCGGTTATCTCGTCCCTGATGAGTTCGAGCAGACCCTCGTGCAGGGGCTCAATGAGAACACGGTCATCCGCGCTCACGCGCATGTGATCACCACATCTTCCGGCCTGCACAAGATCCCTGTCGTCGCCTCCCACGGCTCTGCCGCGTGGATCGATGAGGAAGGCGCTTACACCGAGAGCGATGACGTCTTCGGTCAGGTGCAGCTCGACGCACACAAGGTCGGCACCATCATCAAGGTCTCCGAAGAGCTCCTGAACGATGCCGCCTTTGATCTGGAGAGCTATATCCGTACCGAGTTCATTCGCCGCATCGGTGATAAAGAAGAGGAAGCATTCCTCTCCGGCAACGGCACTTCCAAGCCCACCGGTATTCTCAATGCGACCGGTGGCGGTCAGGTCGGCGTGACAACTGCTTCTTCTACCGCAATCACGGCAGATGAGCTCATCGATCTGTACTACAATCTGAAAGCTCCGTACCGCAGAAATGCCGTGTGGATCCTGAACGATTCCACGGTCAAGGCGATCCGAAAGCTGAAGGACTCCACCGGCAATTACCTCCTGCAGCCCGCTCTGAAGGACGGCGAGGTCAGCACCATCCTCGGCAGACCGTATTTCACTTCCGCGTTTGCTCCTGAAATCGCTGCCGGTGCCAAGACCATTGTATTCGGCGATCTGACCTATTACTGGATCGGCGACCGTGAGGGCATCTCCTTTAAGCGCCTCAATGAGCTGTACTCTGCAAACGGTCAGGTCGGATTCCTCGCTTCCAAGAGATTGGACGGCAAGACCGTTCTGCCGGAGGCCATCAAGGTTCTGCAGCAGAAGGCGTAAGGAGGGCTCGATATGAGCTACAACACCAAGAACTATGTTGAGCAGGGCGGCGATCGTCTTGTGATCGGCGGAGAGATGGAGTTTAAGGAGGGAGCCGGTGTATCCGGCTTCCCCTCCGATGCTGCTTTTTTTGTGCTCGATCTGCAGGGTGTGGATGTCTCAGGGATCATGGAAGATTCGCTCGATGTAACGGCGCTATTCCCGATCGAAACCTTCCAGCAGGCGGTCATGGGTGTAAAGCCGGTGCTCTTCAGAAACGCAGCGTTAAACGGTTGCCACTATACCATCTTTTCCACGGCGGCAGATGGTGTCGATACTATCGTAGGCATGGGCGGCATGGTACGCCGTGCGGATGCAAGGATGTTTGCAATCGTCAGCATCGAATTATATCGTGATGGCGACAGGATCCTGCTTCGCGGGAATACAAACACCGATGATGGTGACGAATCCATAGAAACTGAAAGGTAAAGGAGGGCTGCAGTGATGGAAACCCTGTTGCAGAAGCTCAAGGCAAACCTTATATTAGATCATTCGGCTGACGATGCGCTGCTGGAGAGCTTCCTCACTGCGGCCATTTCTTACGCTGAGAGCTATCAGCATATTCCGGAAGGCACCTATACCGAAAGCACAATGCCGCCCACTACGGAGCAGGCAGTGATCATGCTGGCCAGCCATTTCTATGAATCACGAGACGGCAGCACAGGAGGCTTCTTTACAGATAACCCGCAGGCAGCGCAACAGGTCTGGAACACAGTAAATCTCCTGCTTCGTCTTGATCGGAGGTGGCAGGTATGAGCTACGGCAAGATGAACCGAATGGCGCAAATTGTCGAAAAACGTCGAACGAAGGATGCCGAGGGCTTTGTTTTCGATCAGGAAGTGACTCTCGCATCCGTTCGCGTTTACCGTGAAGGAAGGCATGGATCTGTGCGCTGGGCAAATCTCGCAGCATTCTCCGATGCGACTGACCTGTTCCGCTTCCGCAAGATACCGGGTGTGCCTGTCAGTACGGCGCATACGCTCGTCTGCGATGGGGAAAGATTCAGCATCATTTCCGTAGAAGACGTTAAAGGACGCGGCATGTATGTCGAAGTACTGGCAAAAAAGGTGGTGGCGACCAGTGGCAAGAGTTGATATCAAAATGCCGGATGATCTTCTTGACAAGCTGCAGCATCTGGGCAGCGATGAAGAAGGCATCGCACAGCGCGTGCTGGAAGCTGGCGCAGAGGTCGTTGAGGCGAAGGTGCGCTCTAACCTTGCTGCCGTCATCGGCAAGGGCACCAAAACACCGTCCCGTTCCACCGGCCAGCTGCTATCGGCACTGGGCGTTTCCGGTGTTCGTGTGGATCGAAACGGCAACTACAATATAAAAATTGGCTTTGATGAAGGTCGATCTGACGGCGAAAGCAATGCCAAGCTCGCCAACATCATTGAATACGGCAAGCATGGCCAGCCCGCAAAACCGTTTTTGAAACCGGCGAAAGCATCAACGAAGGCTGCTGCGATCGAAGCTATGAAGCGGCAGCTCGAAAAGGAGGTCGAAGGCAAATGAGCATCTTGGAAGATCTGACGCGGGTGCTATCGACAAAGGGGATTCCTATCGAAACGGGCGTTTTCTCTGACGAAGCCCCGGACACATACATTGTGCTGATCCCGATGTCCGACACCTTTGAACTTCACGCGGATAACGTACCCGGCATCGATATACAGGAAGTCAGGCTGTCCCTGTTTTCCAAAGGCAGCTATACAAATATCAAGAACCGGATCGTCCGTCTGCTTCTGCGGGAAGATTTCACCATCACCGGCAGAACGTATAACGGCTACGAGACGGACACCGGCTACCACCACTACACCGTGGACGTAGCCAAAAGCTATGAATACGAAACGGAGGAATGATCCATGGCAACAATTGGTCTGGATAAACTTTATTACGCTCCTATCACCGAAGACGATTATGGTGAAGAGACGTATGGCACCCCGAAGGTGCTGGCAAAAGCAATGACCGCTGATTTAACGGTCGAGCTCAATGAAGCGACTCTCTATGCCGACGATGGTGCGGCGGAAGTCGTCAAGGAATTCAAAGCTGGAACGCTGTCACTCGGTGTGGATGATATCGGCGCAGAGGTCGCTGGTGATCTCACCGGCACGACCATCGACGCGAATGGTGTAGCGATCTCTTCATCTGAAGACGGCGGCGATCCCGTTGCTGTGGGATTTCGCGCCAAGAAGTCCAACGGGAAATACCGCTACTACTGGCTGTACCGTGTGAAGTTCGGTATTCCGGCAACCAACCTCGCCACGAAGGGAGACGGTATCACATTCTCCACACCTACGATCGAGGGCACCATTATGCGGCGCAATCGCGAAGATGTCTTCGGTAAACACCCGTGGAAAGCGGAGGTCACTGAGGGCACAGAGGGCGTAGATGATTCCGTCATCGACAGCTGGTACGATGCAGTATACGAGCCTGTCGGAGAACCCCTTGACGTAACCATAACTCCATTGCCCACCACACCCGGCGAAATTATGTAAGGAGGCAGCAGCATGGATAACGATCGCAGCGCCGTAATCAATATTGGTGGAACCGAATACGAGCTGGTACTTACCACCAAGGCGACAAAGGAAATCGCAGGACGCTACGGCGGGCTGGAAAATCTCGGCGACAAACTCATGAAGAATGAGAATTTTGAGATGGCCATTGAGGAAATCGTATGGCTCATTACGATGCTGGCTAATCAGAGCATCCTCATTCACAATCTTAAGCATAAGGATAGCCCCAAGGAACTGCTTACACCCGATGAAGTGGAGCTTTTGACCGTTCCCTCGGATCTGGCGGAGTACAAATCCGCGATCACGGAGGCACTGTATAAGGGTACAAAGCGGAACATCGAAAGCGAGACTGACCTAAAAAACGCGGAAGTCGGGTAACAGACGCGGAGCTGTTCACCCGGCTTTTATATTACGGCATCGCCCAGCTTCATCTGACACAGGATGAGGTCTGGATGATGCCGTTTGGTTTGCTCCTCGATCTGTGGGAATGCCATAAGCAGCACAACGGTCAGGCGACACCGAAGCGGGAGCACTTTATCGACGATATCATCCCGGACGGGATCTAACGGAAGGAGGCGATACCCGTGGCAGATAATTTCGGCCTGAAGATTGGTCTTGAGGGCGAAAAGGAATTCAAAAAGGCGCTGGCGGATATCAACTCCTCCTTCAAGGTTTTGGGCTCGGAGATGAAACTCGTCTCCTCCCAGTTTGATAAAAACGATACCTCGGTCAAGGCGCTCACCTCGCGCAATGAGGTGCTGAACAAAGAGATCGAAGCACAGAAGCAGAAAATTGAAGTGTTGCGGCAGGCACTGCAGAATGCCGCCGAAAGCTTCGGTGAAAACGACAGACGCACACAGGCATGGCAGATTCAGCTGAACAACGCCGAAGCCGCCCTCAATGGCATGGAGCGGGAGCTCGATGATAACAATAAGGCGCTTGCTGATGCAGAAAACGGATTTGACGATGCCGGTAAAGAGGCAGATGAATTCGGCAAAGAAGTCGACAAAGCCGGAGATCAGAGCGAAGATGCAGGCGGCAAGCTGAAAAAGGTCGGCGAAATCGCAAAAGAAGTCGGCAAGGCTATGGCGGCAGCTATGGTCGCGATCGGAACAGCAGCGGTTGCAGCGGGAAAAAAGCTGTGGGATATGGCAAACGACGTCGCCGAAGTCGGTGACGCGATCGACAAAACCAGCCAGAAGATTGGTATCAGCGCAGAGTCCTATCAGGAATGGGACTATGTGTTCCAGCGCTGTGGAGCCGATGTAAATAATCTGCAGGCCGGCATGAAGAAGCTCTCCGGCGTCATTACGGATGCCGCCTCCGGCTCTGCATCTGCAGCGGATAAGCTGGCAGCGGTCGGACTTTCCATTGAAGACCTGAACGGAAAGAGTCAGGATGAGCAACTTTCCATTGTTATTGGAGCGCTGCAGCAGATGGAGGCAGGCGCGGAGCGAACGGCTGCGGCAAACGATTTGCTTGGCAAATCGGCAGTCGATATGGCTGCTGTGCTCAATATGAGCGCGGAAGAAACGCAGGCGCTCATCGATGAGGCACACGACTATGGCATGGTCATGAGCAACGAAGCCGTCGCCGCCTCTGCCACGTTCGAGGATAGTCTCACCAAGCTCAAGGGTACGATGGGCGGCCTCAAGAATCGCATGGTCGGCGAATTACTACCCGGCATCACTATGATTTTAGATGGGCTGTCCGACCTCGTTGCCGGAAATGAGGAAGCCGGTGAAGAATTGAAAAACGGCGTCATATCTGTGGTTGATACCGTGACAGATATGATTCCGCAGGCAGTGGAACTGATCTCCATGATTGCAGCAGCGATCTTGGAATCAGCACCATCCATCATTCGCGCACTTGCGGAAGGAATTATAAATGCCATCCCGACGCTGTTGCCTGTGGTGCTGCAGGTGATCACGGAACTGGTCGCGGCGCTTTTGGAATTGCTGCCCCAGCTGGTGGAAGCAGGCATGCAAATCATCGCGTCCCTGATCGTGGGTATTGCGCAGGCACTTCCAACCTTGATCCCCCAGATTGTAGAAGTGGTCGTGCAGATCGTGCAGACGCTGGTGGACAACCTGCCTCTGATTCTCGATGCTGCGCTGCAGCTGATCGAAGGGCTGGCGCAGGGCATCCTCGATGCGATCCCCGTGCTGATCGAGGCTTTGCCGGAAGTTATCATGGGCATTGTGAATTTTCTGCTGGATTCAATCCCACAGATTATCGAAACGGGAATCACACTGTTGACGTCGCTTATTGACGCGCTGCCTACCATCATTCAGACGATTGTGGCAGCGATCCCGAAGATCATAGAAGGCATAATAAAGGCCGTGCTGGGCGCGATCCCGCAGATCATTCAGGCGGGCATTCAGCTTCTCATTTCCCTGATTCAGGCTTTGCCGCAGATTATTGCCACCATTGTCGCGGCAATCCCCGAAATCATTTCGGGCATCGTGAACGCGGTGGTTGGGAACATCCCGCAGATTGTCATGGCAGGTGTCCAGCTGTTCGTTGCGCTCATTGAAAACCTGCCTACGATCATCGTCGAGATCGTCAAGGCGGTGCCCCAGATCGTTGAGGGCATCGTGAATGCCTTCGGATCTCTGATGGGCAAAATCGTTGAAATCGGCGGCAACATCGTCAAAGGCCTATGGCAAGGCATCCAGCAGCTCGCGTCGTGGCTGTGGGATAAGGTTTCCGGCTGGATCAAATCCATTTGGAATGGCATCCTCGATTTCTTCGGCATCCACTCCCCGTCGAAGGAGATGGCGTGGGTGGGCTCCATGCTGGTAAAAGGCTTGTCCGGATCCATTGAGGATAACGGAGACGAAGCCGTGAAGGCAGCAGAAGCCATGAGCGAAGACATCGACGATGTGATGCAGGATCTTGCGAAGGATATGAGCACCGCGCTTCCGACAAATTTCGACATTGACGGAAATATCGGAAAGAGCGTCGCTTCGGCGGCGAGCGGTGCTTTTGCAGGCGGCTTCCACCTGCAACTTAGTATCGGCACCTTCAACAACTATAGCAGCGAGGATATCGAGCAGCTGACCAATGAAATCATGGTCACTGCCGGTCAGTTCGCCAGACGGAAAGGAGTGGTATTCGCGTGAAGTCTTTCACCTACAACGGCGTCTCGTCCTACAATTTAGGGCTGAGAATCGAGAGCAAAAACGTGTTCTCCGCTCCTGCTTATGAAACGAAATTTCAGTCAATCCCCGGAAGGGACGGCGATCTCATTCTGCCAAACGGTAGATACCCCAATGTGCAGGTTACGTACTCGGTGTTCCTTCCGGCAAAAACGCCTGCGGAACTGCAGGAAAAGATTACAGCGGTCAAGGCGTGGCTGTACACAGAGCCGGATCAATACCATGAGCTGCGAGACACTTACGATGCCGGTACGTTCCGCAGAGCGGTCATCAATAACGCGCTGGACATTGAGGATCAGTTCAATAAGATCGGCGTGTTCACCGTCAGCTTTTCCTGCCTGCCGTTCAAGTACCTTGACAGCGGACAGACGGCGGTCACAATTTCAAATGGCGGTGGAACTGTCCCTCTCATTAATCCTACGGTGTTCACCAGCAAACCGCTCCTGCGCATAAACGGCAGTGGAGATGGCGTTGTCTCCGTCGTCAACTCTGCCGGAATTGTACGGATGCAGATCGATGGCATCAATTCGTTTTTATGCATCGACGCAGAGCAGATGAACTGCTATAAAGGCGCGGCATCCATGAACGATGCGGTTACGGCGGATCTATATCCTGTCCTGACAGCAGGCGAAAACCGATTCATCTTCTCTGGTGGAATCACATCTGTCGCCGTGACACCGAGGTGGGTGACGTTATGATTCCGGTACTGTATAAAGCGGATGCGACGGTGTTTACCACCTTCGGGCTGGGTGCTCTGTCCGATTGCATTTCCTGTGAGGTCACAGAAGAGAGGAACGGTGCATTCGAGCTGGTGTTGAAATATCCGATTACCGGTCAGAATTATGACCAGCTTGCCAGAGAGCGGATCATCAAGGCCAAGCCAAATGACACGGCGAAGGATCAGGCGTTCCGCATTTACCGGATCACAACTCCGCTCAAGGGCGTCGTGACGGTTTACGCGCAGCACTTGTCGTATGACCTTTCCAATATCGCTGCACTGCGCTGGGCGGATGAACAAATTTCGCCGACGCTGGCAATGGAGCGGCTATTCAGCCAGACGGCAACACCGCATAATTTCACCTGCCAGACAGACTACTCAGAGGCGAAGGCCTTCTCCATTACGAAGCCGCAGAGCGTTCGCGCCTGCCTTGGTGGCGTCGCCGGATCCTTCCTCGACCTGTGGGGCGGAGAATTTGAGTGGGACAACTGGCTCGTCTATCATCACCAGCGGCGCGGTCAGAACACCAGTGTGGTCATTGAATACGGGAAGAATCTTACCGACATGGAGCATGACAGCGACAACACCGACGTGTATACTGACATGCTCCCGTATGCAGTTCAGACAGATGAGAACGGAAACGAAACCGTGATCACGCTGCCGGAGGTGCTGCTTTCGATCAACGATACCGAACTGGTGCGCAGGAAGACGCTCATTAAGGATTTCTCGGAGTTCTTTGAGTTCGGGGCAGAAATCACAGCAGATGCGTTGCGTGCAAGAGCGTCCTCGTACATCGCAGCAAACCCTCTCGGTGTAACAGCGCCGACCCTGACAGTGGCATTTGAGCCGTTGTGGAAGCAGCCGGAATACGCTGCGGTATTGGAGCGGGTCTCGCTTTGCGACACGGTCACAATCCGGCATTCCGTATTAGGCATTACGGCCAAGGCGAAAGTCATAAAAACTGTATATGATACGCTTTCGGAGAAATACGTTTCCATTACGCTCGGCAGCGCGAAGGCGAACCTGATCAATACCGTCTCGCAGGCGGAAGCTGCAGCACAGAGCGCAGCGGCAAAGGTAGACCGATTTCCGGCGCTCATGACCGCAGCAATCCAGAATGCAACCAACCTCATCACCGGACAGTCGGGCGGCTATGTGGTCATCAACACCAATGAGACTACCGGCCAGCCCTATGAGCTGCTTGTTATGGACGCGCCAGACATTGCTTCCGCCGTCAACATCTGGCGCTGGAACGTAGGCGGTCTTGGATTCTCTCACACCGGATACAACGGACCCTATGAGACTGCGATCACGTCAGATGGCCAGATTGTCGCGGATTTCATTACATCGGGCACGCTTGTGGCGAACATCATCAGGGCAGGTGTGCTCTCCTCGCAGGACGGATCCTCGTATTGGGATCTGGAGACCGGCGAAGTGGTGCTTCGTGCCTACGCTACATCGGAATCTGTCATAGAGACGAATGAACGGATCGATGAGATTGAAGAACAAAAGATGTACCGGCTGGTCATCACGTCCAGCAATGGTAACATCTTCAAAAATAACAACATTCAGACTACGCTAACAGCCGTGGTTTTTTCGTGGGATGAAAACATCACTGACACCCTCGATTCCAACCAGTTCATTTGGACGCGGGTGTCGGCAGACGATGTCGCAGACAGGGCTTGGAACACAGCGCATGCAGGTGGTACCAAATCCATTGAGATCACGCGTGATGACGTGAACGTCCGGGCTACATTCTTCTGCGATTTGATCGACCCCGCTACAAGAAACAGCTTACTCGGCTAAAAAGGAGGATCATTTTCATGAGCAGAGCTCAAGGCCAATTTACCATTATTGATTATAACGATGCGTTGACGTTGACCGGATACATCGGCTCAAATCTTGCTAAGACGCAGATGTATAACCCGGACAATGGCAGCTACACGCCGAGCTGGGCTACCACAAATCTGGTGCTGACACCCAGCTTGTACATTATCGGCACCACAACGGATCAGATCGAATCGGCGAACGTACAGGATGTGAAGTGGTATCAAGGCACATCCACTACCGCAATCACCAGCACCGGTAACTATGCTTTGAGCGGAACAAAGAATCACATCCTGACCGTAAAGGCCAACATCATGGCAGGACTCCCCGGTGTAGACTTCAAATGCGAGATCACATACCGCGATCCCAGCACCGGCCTCACACTGATCCATCCGCTGACGATTTCCTTTTCGCGTGTTGTCAACGGCAGCGGCATTGTGGATCTGCTGGTGACTACCCCCAGTGGTAACGTGTTCAAAAACAACGAAGTTGCCTCTCTGACAGCAAAGGCTGAACTGTGGCGCGGATCTACGGTTGACACCACGAATGTCACTTACAAATGGGCGATCATGGATGCATCTGTCACATCAAGTTCCTCCACAGGATACGACGCAGACTTCGGAACCGGCTGGCGAAAACTGTCGAACACGGCAAATTTGTACGCAGGCTGTACCACAAATACGCTGACCCTTTACGCCGCAGCAGTGGACAGCTATGCGGTCATTCGATGCTGCGTCAAAGATACCGACTCCGCGTCGGCGACATACAACAGCAAGTTTTATGACGTTTGCACATTCATCGACAACTCCGACCCGCTGCAGATAATCGTCACGTCTACAGGCGGCGACGTTTTCAAGAACGGCGTCGGCAGCACGGTTCTGACTGCCGTCTGCTATCAGGCTGGTGTAGAGGTCGATGCCAGCGGCACCGGAACCTATACGTGGACGAAATACGATAAGGATGGCGCAATAGATACCTCGTGGGGCACCAACGGCAGCAAGACCGGCAAGACCCTGTCTGTGTCCAGTTCGGATGTGGAAACGAAAGCGACATTCATGGTGCTTGTCGTAATCTGAGGGAGGTGATCCCATGCGGGCGATCGGACAGATCACCATCACAAACATTTGCGACGTCGTTGCTTCCGATACCGCGCCGGAGAACCCGTATGTCGGGCAGCTGTGGGTGGACACATCGGTAACCCCACCAGAGACAAAAGTCTGGAATGGTGAAGAATGGGAGATCCAGAACGACGTGGAGACAATCCGCGTCGTGATCTCCCAGCTCACCACACGCACCGCAGAGCTACAGAGCACGATCGACGGCTTGAACAGCTACGTTGGCACCATGACCCAGACCGTCGAGACGCTCACCGACAGTCTCGGCAATGAGCAGCAGACCATCCTTGATATGCAGGCGCAGATGTCCCTGCTGCAGCAGACGATCGACGGTCTGTCCGTACAGGTAACAAACCAGTATGCAGGTGGACTCAATTTCATTCAGAACTCGGCAGGGCTCAACGGCGTTTCCGATGATTGGGTGAAAACCGGCACCGTGACAGTGGATAGCTCTACAGATACGCAGAGCAACACCACATCCGATAGCTGCTTTGTTCTGGGGACATCCTCGACGTTGAAGCAAACGATCACGGGACTTGTTACCGGTGAGTCTTACGCATTCTCCCTGCGTGCAAAAAAGACATATGCGGGATACTCCAGCTATATTCGAGTGCAGTACAACGGCAACAAATATGCCTATTTTTTCAGCCAGACAACCACCTTCGATTGGACGGATTTCAGCCTTGTGATCGATGATATTACCGATAGCACCGTCGTGCTCTACATCTACAATCGGTATGCATCACTGTATGTATCCGACATCATGATGGTCGAGGGCCCGACAGTTCATAACTGGACGCCTGCGCCGAACGAAATTTATACCAACGAGGTTAAAATTGACAAGCGCGGCATCGCAGTATCCAACTCGGCATCGTCCCAGCGGACGGTGATCACAAATACGGAATTCGCCGGTTACTATAACGATGAAGTCATTTTCACCCTGAACAAGGATGAAACGCAGACAAAGAAGACCACGGTCGATGGCGAACTCACCGTGGGAAAGACGAAGTTCGTTCCGATGACCACAGCCTCCGATGGGCTGAACATCGTCATTCTCGATTAAGGGAGGGATGGCTATATGGCAATGACAGGTGGCACCGCCTATCTCGTAAAATCCGAATACACGAACTCCGGCTCAAACAACTGGACGGTTGACCTTTATGTCTATGTGAAGATCGTCTCGCAGAATGCCGCAGCCAACACTTCCACGATCGCGTTGGGCATGTATGTCTATTCCAAATACACCATCGACTGGACAGACTGGAGCAACGGCGGACAATCCTACGTTGGCACTGCGACCTCCGGCTCGAACTGCTTTACGTTCACCGCCGGACAGAGCGGCAGCGGAACCAAATGGCTGACGGAAAACAATCAGGTTACCGTCACGCATAACTCGGACGGAACACTGACGCTTCCAATTTACTGGCATTGGGGTGTTTATTCCACATGGGGTCAATACCTTGCTCCCTCCGGCAGCAAGAATGTTACCCTGACGTCCATCGACAGAACTGCGCCTACGGTGACGTTTTCGTCGAGCGCGATCACTGCCAACGGATTCACCCTCAGCGCCACATCTTCTGCAACGGCAGATCTGTGGCAATACAGTACAGACAACGGATCCACGTGGTCGACATTATCTTCCACAGAAGGCACCAGCGCATCAAAGGCAATCACCGGACTATCGCCGAATACGACGTACACAGTAAAAGTCAGAGCGCGGAAAAAGACCAATCAGGTATATGGCACATCATCCACAGCATCGATTAAAACACTGGGAGGCGCAGTGGTCAACAGTGTTTCCGCTCTGACAGCGGATGCTGCGACGGTATCTATCTCCATCAATGTTACCGTGTATGAGGCCAGTTATACAAACACACTGGAAATCAAAAACGGTTCCACAACGTATCTTACGATCAGCGGGCTGTCATGGACAAAAGGCACTGCAAATAGGACGGTCACGTTGACTGCAGCGCAGCGCACAACGCTGCTGACGGCAATGGCGTCTATCAAGTCATTCACCGGCACTTTTGCAGTATCGTCTTACAGTGGCAGCACTCAGATCGGCTCGACATCCTCAAAGACGGCGACGGTCAGCACCACGTCTGCAAACTCCGCGCCGACGCTATCCGGGTTCACCTATGCAGATAGCTATTCGACGACAACGGCTATCACCGGAAATGATCAGGTATTTATTCAGGGCTACTCAAAACTGACCGTGACGCCCGGAACAGCAACGGCAAAAAATAATGCAACGATCACGAATTATACGGCGACATGCAATGGCGTGTCGGTTTCCAACACCACAGGTGCAGCGATTACCGTGGGCACCATTTCAAAGAGCGGCACCGTCGCCGTAGTTCTTACAGTGACAGACAGCAGAGGCTGGACAGCCAGTGTAACGCAGAACATTACGGTGATAGCCTATGCAAAACCGAGCATTACGTCCCTGACCCTTCGTCGAACCAATGATATTGAGGCGGAAATGCAGCTCACATTCAGCGGTTCCATCTCGGCAATCACAGTGGACAGCGTGCAGAAGAACTCGCTGCTATATTTGCGCTATCGGTATAAGGCGACCAGTGCAACCTCATATGGCTCGTATGTCAGCATTCTTTCGGCTACAACCCAGAGCGGAACCAGCTTTTCGTATTCCAATTTGGAGTTGTGCAATCTCGCCTCCGACCAATCGTGGGATGTGCATATTCAAATCCGTGATAAGCTGAACAGCCTGTCATCGCTGGATTTGTACTATGTCATCCCTCAGGGCACACCACTGGTTGCGCTTCGAAAGCAGAAGGTTGGCATCAACACGCCAACACCGGAGGCGGCGCTGCATGTTGTAGGGGATGCGAATATTTCAGGGACTTTGGCTGCAGGGACACTGGACGGAGCATTGGCTCCTGCAAAGCTGTCCGCAGCGGTGCCGATCAGCAAGGGTGGCACCGGAGCTACCACAGCAGCAGCGGCAAGGACAAACCTCGCTGTGCTCCCGCTTGCGGGCGGTACACTCACCGGACAGGTAACATCGAATGTGGCAAGTGCACAGGCGTTTCTCGTCTCTCATGGAACAGCGAGCAAAGATGCCGGATTTAGAGCCACACGAACAGATACGGATGTTTCGGTATATATGGGGGTTGGATCTGGAGGCACGAACCACGGTGTTTACTCATATAAGCTTGGGAAGTGGCTCATTTACGGTGATGCTTCGAATGTCTATTGTAATGGAACAGCCACAAACGTAACGGGGACGGTAACCGTTGCACACGGTGGCACAGGTGCAACGACCGCAGCAGCGGCGCGTACAAACCTCGGAGTGGCAGTGACCTCGCTATACAGCGGAACGCTGACAACGGGCAGCACCACCTTCAATTACGGCAATTACAACTGCTACATCATTGTCGGGCAGCCCACCAGTTCGTCTTCTCGCGTTTGCCTGATCGTACCGAAGGCAGTCATTACCACCAGCGCGGTCACATACCAGTTTGCGGATGAGGCGAATTACTATTCGTTCAAGCTGTCGTATTCCAGCACCACGGTTACGCTGGCATACAATAGTCGAAGCAGCAGCGGACAAATCTTAGCTATATACGGGGTGAACTGATATGCAGATCAAACGAAATGAACAAGGGTACATCACCGATTACGCACTCATTGGTACCGTAGCAGACGGAATTGAGGTACAAGAACCGCCCGACATCGGTCACTTCGAGGCACACTTCCAATCATATCGAGTACGGGACGGCACCCTCGAATACGACGATGAACAGGAAATTGAAATTGAACGGAAAGCACTTTGTGACGAGCTGCGGCAGCGGCGCGAAACAGAGTGCTTTTCCTATATCAATCGCGGGGAGCTTTGGTATGACCGGCTCACCGAAGATCAGAAATCGGAGTTCGGGGACTGGTATGCGGCATGGCTCAAGGTAACGGATACCCTGACGATACCGAAAAAACCGTCGTGGCTCTATTAACAACGCAAAGGAGGATATTGCGATGAAGGAATTTTGGACAACCATCCAGCTGGCGTTCGCCGCTGTGGGCGGCTGGCTCGGTTGGTTTCTCGGAGGGTGTGATGGCTTGCTTTATGCACTGATTGCGTTTGTCGTGATCGATTACATTACCGGCGTCATGTGCGCGATCGTGGATCACAGGCTGTCCAGCGAGATCGGATTCAAAGGGATTTTCAAAAAAATCCTGATCTTCGCCCTCGTTGGCGTGGGACACATCATCGACGCACACGTGATCGGCACCGGCAGCGTTCTGCGCACAGCGGTCATTTTCTTTTACATCTCTAATGAGGGCGTTTCCCTCGTAGAAAACGCAGGTCACCTCGGCCTGCCCATCCCCGCGAAGTTGAAGGCCGTACTGGAGCAGCTTCACGACCGTGCTGAAAAGGAGGATGAGCACAATGATGACGAACATCGAACTGGCGAATAAACTGAAGGACATCGCCAAGAATTATAAGACGCTTTACGTTATGGGCTGCTTCGGCGCACCCATGACGGCGGCGAACAAGAAACGCTATACCCAGAACCATGAGTACAACAGGCAGCCCGCTCGTACTGCAATGATCAACGCGGCCAGCGCCGACACGTTCGGATTTGACTGCGTATGCCTCATTAAGGGAGTGCTTTGGGGCTGGAAGGGTGACAAGAATGCCGTCTATGGTGGCGCGACCTACGCCTCGAACGGCGTGCCGGACATCGGCGCAGACAGCATGATTAAGGTCTGTAAGAACGTAACGACCGATTTCTCACACATCGAGGTCGGCGAAGCGGTTTGGATGGAGGGTCATATCGGCGTGTACGTCGGTGATGGCCTCGCCGTCGAATGCACCCCGCGATGGAATAATAAGGTGCAGATCACGGCCTGCAATCGCAGCGTGTCCGGCTATAACCGCAGGGACTGGACAAAGCACGGCAAGCTCCCGTATGTCCAGTATGTTCAGAGCACTGAGCAGGTCACACCGCCAACGACCACGACCGTCAATGGCATCGACGTCTCAAAGTGGCAGGGCGATATCGACTGGCAGAAGGTAAAGGCAGCGGGCATCAAGTTTGCGATGATCCGCCTTGGCTACGGCTCCGCAGACGGCAGCACCTGTGGGCTCGACGGCTACTTCGAGAAAAACGTGGCAAACGCCGTGAAGGCTGGAGTCGACATCGGCTGTTATTTCTACTCCTATGCCACCAGCGTGGCAGCAGCAAAGAAGGAAGCGGCATACGTGATCAGCGTGCTGCAGAAGTACAAGGGCGTGTTCACATACCCGGTCGCCTTCGATCTGGAGGATAAGACGCAGCAGAACCTCGGCAAGACCGTACTCACAGACATGGTGATTGCCTTCGGTGATGCGATCGAAAAGGCCGGTTTCTACTGTGCCCTGTACAGCAATCTGGACTGGCTCAAAAACCGCCTCGATGATACGCGCCTCACGCGCTTCGATCACTGGCTGGCGCAGTGGGCGTCTGCACCGACATACACCGGCGCATACGGCATGTGGCAGAATTCATCCAAGGGGACGGTCAACGGTATCAACGGAAACGTGGACACCGACGTCGCCTATAAAGACTATCCGACAGTGATCAAAGGCGCGAAGCTCAATGGCTTCACCGGCGCGGATCAGAAACCGACTGTGCCGGAGGATCCCTCTCCGGAGCAGCCTGCGGTCACGTTTAAGAAGGGCGACCTCGTTAAGATCACCGGCAGCAAATACTATGGCGACAAGACCATCCCTGCGTGGGTGAAGGCAAAGAGATGGTATGTGTTGCAGGTGAATGGTAGCCGCGTCGTGATCGATAAGAGCGAAGACGGCAAAAATGCCATTTGCAGCCCCGTGAATGCCGCCGACCTCCAGCTCGTAACGAAGGTGGCACAGAGCACGCCTGCCGAGACCATTTACACGGTGGTCAAAGGCGATACGCTTTGGGGCATCGCAAAGAAGCTCCTCGGCAGCGGGACCCGCTACACGGAGATCGTAAAGCTCAATGGTCTGAAGAGCTCTGTTATTTACGCGGGACAGAAGCTGAAGATCCCGGCGAAATAAAGGAGCATGCAGCCATGAGCGATAAAACAAAAGTGAAAATCGCGCTGGCTGAGGCGATTACAAAACAGCTCTGGGTGAAGGGGCTGATCACCCAGAAACAGCGTGAACAAATTGATAAAAACAGCCAGATGATTCTCTCAAAGCCCAATTGCTAATTCTTTTTGTTCTTTCGCATTTCGGCTGGACTTTCGCAGAATTCTCTGGTACTTTTACCCCCGCCTCCGATGGCGGGGGTAAAAAATATCGCCGGTTCGAGTCCAGAACCGAGAAAGGGGAAAGAACGCAATGAGAAAAACAAGAGCGGTCGCGTACATCCGTGTATCGACAGAAAAGGACGCACAGCTTCACAGCTATGATTTCCAAGAGCACTACTGGCGCAGCGCATTCGAGGATGATCCTGAGATCGAGCTAACTGGTATTTACGCTGATAAAGGGATCAGCGGACACAGCGTGCAGAAACGCCCGCAGTTCCTTCTGATGATGCAGGATGCACGGGATCACAAGTTCGATAAGATCTACACAAAGAGCGTATCGCGCTTCGCTCGAAACACGACCCAGCTGCTTGAAGCGGTCAGAGAGCTGCGGGATATCGGCATAGAGGTCGTATTTGAAAAAGAAAATATCCACACCTTTGAACCGACCAGCGAGGTGTTCCTCACAATCGCAGCAACAATCGCCGAAAATGATCTGGATGTCGATTCAGAACGGATGCGCTGGTCTGTACGGCATCGATGCGAAAATGGCTGGATCAGCATCGGCAACGGTCTATACGGGCTCATACTCACGCCGGAAAATGAATTGGAGATCGTGCCGGAGGAAGCTGCGATTATCCGATACATATATGATGCCTATGTAAACGAAGGCATCGGATGCAAGCGGATTGCAGATGCTCTCAACGCAGCAGGCGTAAAAACCCGCAGCGGATATCCATGGAGCGCAAAGCACATCCTCGGTATGATCCGCAATGAGAAATACAAGGGCGACGTCATCATGGGCAAATCTGTAAGTCACCTCGGAGTGTACCACAAAAACCCGAATGGAGAATACGCGCCACGATATTATATGGAGGACACGCACGAGGCGATCGTAGATAAAGAGACGTGGGATGCGGCGCAGCGGATCATGGATGAACGCGGCAGGAATCATGCGCGAGAAAAGCCATCATATCCCTTCACTGGCCTGATCGAGTGTGGGTGCTGTGGTAAAAAGTACGTTCATAAGGTCAATAACAGCTGCTTCAAGTGGCGCACGGACATCTGGGCTTGCAGACGGTATCTTACAGACGGTGTGAAGGCCTGTGGTAATAGCCGGATCAAGGATGCGGTGCTCAAGGAGAAATTCGTCGAAGCGTATAACGAATTCGTTTCACAGCGTCCGCAGGGCGATTCCATGCTAGCAATGCAGGAAGTGCTCGCCGACCTCCGCCAGCAGGAACGTGATCTGGCAGAGCTCCACATGAGCCACCTGCTTCCGTCAGATGCATACGAGACGGAGCGCCAGAGCATCAAGGCGCAGATTGCCGCAATTAATGAGAAAATATCCGAACAGCGTATCAGGCACGTGCCTGAAAAAGAGCATGTACTAATCACGGCGTTCGATGAAAATAAAGTAAAACAGTTTCTAACGAAGGTCATTGTGGAGAGATTCACGGTGACCTTCGTGTTCTATAACGGGGCGCGGATCAGTCGGTCATATAACAACGGCCAAGCTGGAAACAAACCTGGCTGGAACAAGCGGAAGGAGGAAGCATAATGGCAACGGCAACGAGGCGCGTGGTACGAACCATGCCGCAGATGATCATTGATGTGGTGGACGATAAGCAGGACAGGCTGCAGGTGGCGGCATACGCCCGTGTATCGACGGAAAAGGAAGAACAGGAAGATAGCTTCGAGCGACAGGTTGAGCACTATAAGCAGCTGATCGCATCGAAACCGGAATGGCGGTACGTCGATATTTACGCGGATCCCGGTATCAGCGGGACGCGGGCAGAAAAGCGCCCGGATTTCCTCCGAATGATCGATGACTGCCGCGCTGGAAAGATCCGGAAGATACTGGTCAAGAGCATCAGCCGATTCGCCCGAAACACGGTGGACGCGTTGAACTACATCCGAGAGCTCAAGGATCTAGGGGTCAGCGTGTACTTCGAGAGCGAGAACATCGACACGATGACGCCCGGTGGTGAAGTACTACTGACGATTCTTGCGGCGATGGCCGAACAAGAGAGCCGGACGATCAGCAGCAACATCAAGTGGGCATACCAGCGAAAATTCCAGAACGGCGATATCGTGCTGAACACGGGGCTCATGCTCGGATACCGGAAAGTTGGTAAGGATGCTGACGGTCACGATATATATGAAATCAATGAAGAGGAAGCAGAGATTGTCAGGCGGATATACCGAGAATACCTTGCGGGCACTTCAATTACCCGTATCTGCCGCAACCTCGAAGCAGACGGTATCAAAACCAAGCTCGGAAAAGACAGATGGCAATACAGTGTCGTTCACAGCATATTGGCAAATGAAAAGTACACTGGAAATGCATTGCTCGGAAAAACGTGGAAACCGGACGTGCTCTCTAAACGCAGACAGAAGAACGATGGCCGCAGCGCACCAATCTACTATGTGGAAGACAGTCATCCCGCGATCATAGAACCGGACATGTTTGAGATGGTAAAAAAAGAGCTCAAACGGCGGCAAGGGATTAAAGATGATGCCGTCGGCGGGAGCAAATATAGCAGCAAGTATCCATTCAGTGGACTGCTCGAATGTGGAATCTGCGGGCACAAGCTCCGCAGACATGTACGAACCATGGGTTCCGGCGAAAAGGTCGCGTCGTGGTGTTGCACCAACAGACAGCTCAACTCTCGCACAGCATGCGATTCCCATCATGTCAGAGAAGATGTGCTGGAAGCAACGTACCTTGCGGCCATGAGAGCTATCATGGAAACCGCAGCAGATGTTACAGATGCGATTCGGAGTGGCGCAGATGCCATCATGGCCGCTGAGAACAAAGAAGATCTGAAGCAGGTAGAAGAAGGGATTATTGAGATTCAGGAAGCTGTTCTTGCCCTCCATAAGGCCAAACAGCGGATGGAAATCACAGGCGCTGATTACACAGCGAAGATTGCTGAATACAGCGCCGTCATGAAGGAAAAAGAGGCGCGAAGAGATCACCTGCAAGACAGCACGTTAAAATATACTGAAGTGCGCTCATGGCTCAAAGCCTTCGATGAGAGTATCGCCAACGGGAAAATCCTGACCGCAAAGGACAGCGCGATCATGCGCACGATTGTTGAAAAGATTATCGTCAAAGACGATGGAATCGAAATCCTGCTCAAATGCGGAGTGACCATCGGGCAGGAATTCATCAAGTAAGATTGCAAGGCTGCAACAATTCGGGGTAACGCCTCGGAGTGCAGCCTTCAAATATAAAAAGAAGGAGGATCGACGCAAAATGTCCATTATACGGGGTATTTCGGGGTTCCGGCAGGCTGAACAACCGTGCAACAGGCCACACAAGTGCAAACTTACAAGATTGCAAGTTTGGGTATCGGATACCGGAGTTTACCAAACGGGAACCCGATACAGGTATAATACATAGCGTCACAGACACCATTATGAGACCAACAATCGGAATGAGGCTTAGAGAGCTCAGACTCGCAAAGCAGCTCTACCAAGAGCAGGTGGCACAGATTATTGGCGTAAACAAGAGCACCGTTTCGTCTTACGAGAACGATATGCGGCAGCCACCTTATGACACACTGGTCAAGCTGGCAAGGCTTTACCATGTAAGTACGGATTATCTCTTGGGAGTTACAGATGCCCGATCACTTGATGTTCGGGGGCTGACGGAGCCGGAGATAGACGTCATTTCCGAATTGGTCTCCATAATTGCGAAGAAAAACGAAATGCTGAAGAGGAAATAACGGAGACGGTTATGGACAAGCAGGGCGATTTTCAATACGAATACTTTTCATCGGTCACACAGCACAATGTTGAATGGCTATGGTATCCATATATTCCATACGGGAAGCTCACAATTCTGCAAGGCGATCCCGGCGAAGGAAAATCGACCTTCATTCTCAATGTTGCGGCGCTTCTTACGCGCGGAAAAGATATGCCGGACGGCTTTCGCGTTCCAGAAGCGCAGCGCGTCGTTTACCAAACAGCGGAAGACAATATCGCAGACACAGTGAAACCCCGGCTCGTCGCAGCTGGGGCTGACTGTGATAAGGTCGCGTATATTGTTGACGATGAGTTCCCGCTGACGCTGGAAGATGATCGCATTGAAAAAGTAATCGAACAGACCGGCGCTCGGCTCTTTATTCTGGATCCTCTACAGGGGTACCTCTCGCAGGACTCTGATATGACCAACGCAGGACGGATGCGAAGCCAGCTGAAACGACTTGCAGATATCGCGTCCAGACACCGGTGCGCAGTAGTGATCGTTGGCCACATGAATAAGGCCAGCGGCGAAAAGCATTTATACCGAGGCCTCGGCAGCATAGATATCGCTGCCATTGCCCGGAGTGTCCTGATGATCTCGCGGGACAAGGAAGACCCGTCGATTCGGTATATGTTTCCAGTGAAATCGAGTTTGGCACCGGAGGGTGCGGCAATTGCTTTTTCACTGAGCGGTATGCTCGGATTCTGCTGGATGGGACAGCGCGATATTGATACGAACAAGCTGTCAACATACAGTTCAGAAGACAGTAAAAAAGCGCTGGCGATGCGTGTCATACAGGATATGCTGGCCGACCATGACGTGCTTAGCACGGACATCGTTAAGAAGCTCAAACTCATGGATGTTTCAGAGCGCACGATGAACAAGGCAAAAAAGGAGATCGGGATAGTCTCATATCGAAAAAGAGGCGTTTGGTATTGGCACCTTCCCGAACCGGCAGACAATGAATTCCGGGAGGATGACTGATGGCACACGAAGATAGAGACAATCTGCGGATGGTTTACCAGCGCGAAGAGGCCTCCGCTTCAAAGTTCATACCCGCAAAGCCGAAAATAGACATATACGGAGCAGATAAAGTTTTCCGCGTCTGCGCCTACTGCCGTGTGTCCACAGATAATGATGCGCAGCTTTCCTCATTCGAGCTGCAGCAGCAACATTACCAGCAGTTGGTCGGGAATCATCCCAACTGGGATTTGAGGCATATCTACGCAGATGAAGGTATTTCGGGCACATCTCTAAAGAACCGCGATGACTTCAATCGGATGATCGCGGCCTGTGAGCGGGGTGAATACGATCTCATCATAACAAAAAGCGTTTCGCGTTTTGCAAGGAATCTCGTTGATTGCATTACGCTTGTGCGAAAGCTGAAACGACAGGTGCCGCCCGTTGGCGTGTTCTTTGAAACGGACAACCTGAACACTCTGACAGAAGAATCGGAACTGATGCTATCCTTCCTTGCTACGTTCGCACAAGAGGAATCTGTAAAGAAGAGCGAAAGTATGAACTGGTCGCTGCAGCAGCGATTCAAGACCGGAAAGCTCCTCACACCGGAATTGCTCGGATACTCCCGCCCACGCGATGCCTCCGGCCGGTATATCAAGTACGGAAGACTGGAGATTGTGGAGAGCGAAGCGGTCATTGTGCGATTTATCTTCAACGCATTCCTTGCCGGAAAGAGTCCGCGTGAGATAGCCGCTCTTCTGACAGATATAGAATGCCCGACCAAGACCGGCATGGAGCAATGGAGTGAGGGCTCCATCGGCTATATCCTGCGGAATGAACGGTACTGTGGAAATGTGCTGACATGGAAGACGTTTACGGCTGACATGTTCGAGCACAAGCACAGAAGGAACCGGATGGATCGGGATCAGTACCTTTATACAGATCACCACGATGCGATCATATCGGTAGAGACATTCGAGGCGGCACAGGTTTTGCTGGAGAACCGGCGGCATCATTACTACGGCGCATTGCCTACGCTACAAGTGATCGATGACGGCGTTTTTCGGGGTTACATACCCATCAATCATCATTGGATCAATGAGGATCCGCGCAGCTACTTTGAAGCCTCGAACAGTGTGCCCGCAGGCGGCGTAAAGCGAATCAAAAAGAGTAATTTCAGCGCATTCGATTTTGACGGATTTCAGGTTGTTCGTGGACAGTTTCTCACGGCAAGGCCGGAATGCCCGTCTATCACCGTTACCAGCGATAAGATCACATTTAATGTTTTCTGCATGCGAAAATTTGCAGAGGTCAGCCATGTTCAGTTGCTTCTGCATCCCTCGGAAAGAAAACTGGCGATCAGGCCATGCGGCCCAAAAGACACACACCATATCCGATGGCGGACGGATCCTGAAAAGCCATTTGTGCCGAAAACAATCAGCTGTCCGCACTTCGGAAATGCGTTATTCCAGATCATGGAGTGGAACCCTGATTACGTATATCACATCCGCGGTTCATGGGCTTCAAGGGCACGCGACGAAATCATCGTATTTACTCTGAGCAATGCAATGCCCGCTGCGTATATGGAAACTGTGCCGGAGGACGAAAGCGCGGGCGAAGGGAAAAAGCGCCGCGTCGAAATGTGCCCGGAAGAATGGAAAGATACATTCGGCGAAGATTTCTATGCTTATGCACTGGACAACAGCTTTTATTTTCTCGCACCTAAAACGGATTGGAAAGCGGGCAGCCAGAGTATTGACGCACCCGGAATCCAGCAGCTGTCTGTTATGAGCGAGGCGGAATTGGACGATGCCATTGAAACTATAAAACAAAAGGTAGGTACCGATAGAGATGAATGAGGATAAGCAATACTTTGAGCGGAGCATTCCGTTGGAGGATCAGCCGGAGGAAGAGATCGTCGATCTTGCTGGCTATCAGGTGACCAAGGCGGAATTGTTCGCGCACACACGGGAACCCGCCATTACATTCTGGCAGAATCGCATGAAATTCAACATGGCCTGCCTGCGTCGATTCCCCGGCGTAAAGCATATTCAGGTGATGATCAATCCAGAAGAGAAAAGGATGGTCATTAGGCCATGCTCCCCGGATACGCCAGACTGTCTACGCTGGGCGACTGGCGGTGGGGACAGCGAAATAAAGAACCGCGATATGATGTGTAAAATATTCGCTGCCAAGGTTTTCGATCTGATGGAATGGAACGGTGAATACCGCTACAAGATTCTTGGCAAACCGGCCACGTGCGATGGCGAATTTCTGTTTCTGTTCAAGCTCAATGATTTCGAGCTGTTTGTAAGCGGTAAGCGGAAGGGCTCATATCTCCCAACAGAATGGCGCGACTACTTTGGAGTGCCGGTAGAGAGGCACGAAGCAGAATATAAAATAAACCTTGCCGATGGTTACATCACCACGGACAAGGTCTAAAGGGAGGCAATTATGGACAATCTCAATGAAATCTGCATGGATGGTTTTCAGGTCGTCAGCAGCGATTTCTTCTGCACTGTATCAAGGGTATCTGCCCCGACGATTACCGTGTGGGATGGCAGCATTGGTTTTTCAAAACAGGATTTGCTCTTGCTGAATTCCTGCGAAAATGTGATCATGCAGGTCAATGCGCCGGAAAAGAAAATCCTCGTCATTCCTACAACGTCAAAGGATAAGGATGCAATCAAATGGATCAAACGGACAAACCCGCTCGAAGCGCGGAAATTCAGTTGCCCGAAGCTCACAGACAAACTTTATGAAACGTGGAGCTGGGACAAGAATATGATTTACCGATCCACTGGGCGACTGGTAACCGTATCGAACAAGGTAATGTTGTACTTCGATTTTTCTGCCCCGGAGAAATGGAAGAGACCGGAGGCCAAACATGCCGAATGACACGTATCTTTCGTTCTACCTGAGTACATCCAGACTACACATTTTCAGCAAGACTATAACTGAGATTGGCAACCCGAAGTTTATACGGTTTCTTGTGAAAGAAGACGGCCAGTCCATGATCATGGAGGCATACCACAAAAAAGACTTCCAATCACACAGGGTGCCAAAACGGGCAGAAGGAAAATGGGAAATGGAGGTGCGCAGCCTCCCGCTATGTAGTCTTCTCAAAAACCGGTTGAACTGGGAGAACGGCAAATCATACCGCATCCCCGGAAAAACATACCCGAAGCAGCGGCTGGCCGTCTTTGATCTTTCTGCGGCAGAACAAATTCAGCAGGTTGGATCGTGAAAATTGGTGGAGGAAAAGGATATGAAAAAGAAAACGCAGGGTTACGCCGTCATCGAGTTCAATCACAGTGGAATAGCTGATAATGACCTGAAACCGGAAGAATTCAACGAGCTTCAAGTGTCCGTTTTGAGCGCTCTCCCAGCGGATAGAAAGAAGCTCATCCTCCGTGGATGTCCGGCAGCAGTGGTCAATCTTGCCACAGGCGAGAAGGTTGCTTCGTTCAATATGAAGAACGTGGCTCCCTCGGAGTATCAGAAAAAGGCGCTTGGAAAAGCATTTTACGAGGCTACACAGGGTTTTATGCAGGATCCGGAGAATGCAAAAAGGTTTGCAGAGTGGAAAAAGCCGAGAGAAGAGGGCACTGCTGAATAACCACACGAAAAAATGGATTGACATTTCGATAAAAATAGATATAATAGAGAC